ATAAAATAGAAATAGGTTACTACTAGAGTAGTAGGTATTTTTAAAAATGTTAGTTTAGAGTATATAAAAAGGTCCGGGACCAGGTACTTTTTATATAAGTAATTGAAAATCAATAACTTAGAGGTACTTGTAAAATATTTTTACTATGGGGTACCTTTTATATTTTATGCGAGTTAGGCTTAGAACTATAAAGCTGTAAGTATAATAAAAACTAGTTACGGGCACGCGAACATTACTATAGATTATATAGAAGTGTTAACAGTAGTTAAATAATTTTTCGTTAACTATTATTAACATTAAAAATTTTCATATTTCAAATTTATTTATTACTTTTGCACATGAAAATATAAAACATATAATTTTATGGAAAGACTTAACTTAAAGTATCTTATTGAGAAATATAAGATTGATGAAGCAGAACTTGGAAAAGTACTTTTTCCAACAACTAAATATCCTGAATACTGCTTCAGAAGAATTCTAAAAGGCGAAGCCTTTTTAGATTCTATACAAATAACGATTTTGGCAAATTACTTGTCAGTACCAGTTTCAGAGTTGTTTACAGTTGAAGATACTGAATGGCATGGAGCTCAAGAAGATAAGCGTTTAATATTTAAACGTGGAGTTTATAAAGTTATTGTAGGTGATAACCTATGTACTTTATCTATCTGGAAAAATGACCAAATGATTTACAAGTCAATAGGTGATATAGGTCTAATGTCAGTTAAACAGTTTCTTTCAGAAGTTGATAGTATTATTAAAGACTATAAGTAATTACATATTTAAATTTTTATAATTATGGACACATTCAAAATTTCAGTTGATGTTAATGTACATCTTTCAGAGAAAACAGAGTCATTCATTCTCGATTTAGTTAAAAGTATTATTCCTGATGCTATTAAGCCAGCAGCTCCAGCAGCTCCAGCAGCTCCAGCAGCTCCAGCAGCTCCAGCAGCTCCAGCAGCTCCAGCAGCTCCAGCAGCTCCAGCAGCTCCAACTCTTTCTATTGATGATGTGCGTAAGGTTGTTGCTTCAAAGGCAGCTGCTCATAGAGCCGAGGTTAAAGAAAAACTTACAGAACTTGGTGCTAAGAACGTTACAACTTTGGACCCAAGCAAGTATCAGGAATTGGTTGATTACCTTAACACTCTTTCATAATGGGTAAATCACAGAAAAAAACGTCTACTTGCAGCCTCAGAACGATTTAGGCGAGATTGGTTTCATTATTTTTACGATCAGCGGGCATGGCCTGATGGTACTATTACTGTAAGCATGCATATTGAGCGTAGAATTCCTTTTCACAAACGTATATGGAAAAAGTAAAGATTCAAGACCATCACGAGAGAAGCCACGCGCTTCTCTCGCCTTCAGGAGCCCATAGATGGATGAATTGTACACCATCAGCGAGGCTTGAAGAAAAAATGCCTCCAAAACCAACATCAGTTTATGCTGAAGAAGGTACTTTGGCACACGAATTAGCAGAATTATTCTTACGTCATGACGTACTTGAGACACTATCAGATGAAGAATTTTCTGATAAGTATGAAGAGATTATGAACAATAAGCTCTTTTCAGAAGAAATGCTAGATGTTCTTCCTATTTATACTGACTATTGTGCTGAAGAATTTAAAGCTGCTAAAGCTGAGAATCCAGATGCTGAGATGTTGATTGAAACTAAGGTAAATATCACAGAATATGTGCCTGAGAGTTTTGGTTCTACAGACTGTTCTATTGTCAATGACAACTTGATGGAAGTTATTGACCTTAAATATGGTAAAGGCATTCCAGTATCAGCAGAATGGAATCAGCAGGAAATGCTCTATGCGCTTGGCATGCTTTCTAAGTTTGATATGCTTTATAATATAGAGCAAGTTAAGCTTACTATTGTTCAGCCACGTCTTAATAGCATATCATCTTGGCAGATTTCTGTAGATGACCTTATCAATTGGGCAGTAGATGAGCTTAGACCAAGAGCTCAGATGGCCTATAAAGGTGTAGGCGAATTATCTGCAGGTGATTGGTGCAGGTTCTGTGCAGTAAAGAACAGATGTAGAGCTTTATATGATAAGCAGCTTGAACTTGCAAAGTATGATTTCTCGGCACCCGAATTGCTGTCCGACGAGGATGTAGCGGATGTTCTTAAACGAATTCCACAACTTGTAGAATGGGCAGAATCTATTAAGCAATATGCATCTGACCTTGCTATTAATGAGAATAAACACTGGCCAGGCTTTAAGTTAGTAGAAGGAATATCTCGTCGTAAATGGATTGATAATGAGGAAGAAATCTGCAACACCATTTATGAAAAATTTCCTGAAGCAACAGAAGATGATTTGTTTGAGATGAAGCTCAAGTCTATTTCAGCTCTTGAAAAGCAGTTTGGAAAAAAACGAGTAGATTCAGAATTATCTGAGTGCATTATAAAACCAGCTGGTAAGCCAACTCTTGTAACAGAAGATGATAAAAGACCTGCTTTAGGAGTTGAAGATGCAGTAAAAGATTTTTCTTAACAATTAATAATTAAAGTTATGAGTAAATATCCAGGTTTAGGTTCTGGTAATAATTATCCTAATAATTCTGAAGTAGTAGAATTTGGTAAAATCCTTCAGAACTATCGTAAATTCTCTCATAAGAGAACCAATAAGAGAACCAATAAGTGATGGCACTAATTGTAAGTTTAGTAGCTTTTATAGCTGCTATTAAAGTAGAATATAATAAATTTAATAAGTAATATAAATTATGGAGAATTCAACAAAAGTAGTTACAGGCAAAGTTCGTTTTTGTTTTTGCCACGTATTTGAACCTTCAGCTATGGAAGGACAACCAGAAGAGTCAGCAAAGTACTCAATCTGTGTAATCATTCCTAAGGATGATGAGAAGACTATTGCTAAGATTACAAAGGCTGTTGAAATGGCTAAAGCTGTTGGTAAAGCTAAAATCGCTGATAAGAATGGCAAAATTCCTTCTACTACTAAATTGCCACTGCGTGATGGTGACGAAGAGCGTTCAGATGACCCAGCATTTGAAAATGCTTATTTCCTCAATGCTACTTCTAATCGTAAGCCTACTATTGTAGACCGTAATCTTGACCCTATCATGGACCAGAATGAGTTCTACAGTGGCTGTTATGGACGAATCTCTTTAAATCTGTTTGCATTTAATGCCTCAGGTAATAAAGGCATTGCAGCTGGTCTCCAAAATATTCAAAAGCTTGAAGATGGAGAGATGCTTGCTGGCGGTTCCACTGCTGAAGAGGATTTCGGTGGAGATAACTCCTGGGATGACGATTTAATGTAATTTTGTCTACTTCCTTTTATATATTCTTATCACAGAGGCATAAGATGGGTAATCACGACTTATGATACCGAAAGTTTGTGGTGCAGGGTTCGACTCCCTGCATGCCTCCTATTAACTTAAAATAAAGGACTTATGAAAAAGGTAATAGACAAAGAATCAGGTCAAGTTCTTTTTAAAGGAACTTTTGATGAGTGTAAAGACTATATTTGTAAATCATCTAATGAATTTGCAATTTTAGAGCTATGAGAGAATTTGATAGAGAATTATTCATCGATATAGAAACGTATTCATCAGTCGACATTAAAGAGTGTGGAGCTTATAAATATATAGCATCTCCAGATTTTGAAATATTGATTTGTGGATATGCTTTTGGAGATGATGATGTTGTCATGGTCGATATAGCTTCAGGCGATAAATGGCCAGAAGAATTTTTGGAAGCTCTTAAAGACCCTAAGTGCTTGAAAGTTGCTCATAATGCTGTCTTTGAAAGAACAGCATTTAATAGAGTTGGTCTTCATACAGAAACTGATGAATGGTATTGTACTCTTGTTAAAGCCGCTTATTGTGGTCTTCCGTTATCATTGGATGCAGTATCTAAGCAATTAGACTTAGAGGATAAAAAGCTTGATACTGGTAAGGCTTTGATTAAGTATTTTAGCTGTCCATGTAAGCCAACTAAGATTAACGGAGGCCGAACACGCAATATGCCTGAAGATGCTCCAGCTAAATGGGCTGAATATAAGCTTTATAATATTTATGATGTGCTTTCTGAACGAGAGATATATCGTAAATTAGAGAAGTTCGAAATACCAGAAATAGAACGCCAGCTCTATGTTACTGACCAGAACATCAATGATAGAGGTATTACTATTGATAGGGAATTAGCTGAATCTGCTATTTATGTAGATAATGCTTATTCTAGTTATCTTATGGAGCAAGCAAGGAGTATTACGCATCTTGAAAATCCAAAATCACCTCTTCAGCTTAAAAAATGGATAAAAGTAAGAACTGGAAAAGCTATTACATCTCTTACAAAAGTAGAGATGCCAAATGTTCTTGAACAAGTAAAAGACTATCCAGAAGTGCTTGAAGCCCTTGATATTTATCAAAAGCTGAGTAAAACATCTGTAAAGAAATATTACAAGATGATTTCATGTGCAACTCCTGATGACCGTGTCCGAGGTACCTTTCAGTTTTATGGAGCTAATAGAACAGGCCGTTGGGCCGGTCGACTTCTTCAGTTGCAAAACCTCAGTAAGAACCACTTTGATGATATTGATACACCACGTCAACTCATTCGTAACCGTGATTGGGAAACTTGCGAGGTGATGTATGGAAATGTAGCTGATGTACTATCACAACTGGTTCGTACAGCTCTTATAGCTCCAGAGGGATATACTTTCTCAGTAGCAGACTTTTCAGCTATTGAAGCACGAGTAATATCTTGGCTTGCTAACGAGGAATGGCGAATGAAGGTATTCCACGGAGATGGTAAAATATACGAAGCTACTGGCAGTAAGATGTTTGGTGTTCCAATTTCAGCTATTACTAAAGGCTCTGTATTGCGTGATAAGAGTAAAATCTCAGAATTAGCATTAGGCTATGGTGGCTCACTTGGAGCTTTAGAGCGAATGGGCGGAGAAAGAATGGGACTAACTGACACAGAAATGATGAGCCTAGTAAAGAAATGGAGAGCAGCCAATCCTAAAATAGTTGCTCTGTGGTCTGAACTCGAAAAAGCTGCGCATGAAGCTGTTAAATACCAGAGAGCCGTTAAGTGTACTTGTCGTAATATTATATTTGATTGTGATGGTGAATACTTGACAGCTAGACTTCCATCAGGTAGACAACTGTTTTATGTTCATCCACATTTCAAAAGCAAAACTATAGGTCGTTCTACTCGTCCAGTCCAAGTACTTATGTATGAAGGTCAAATTCAGACTACAGGCCAATGGGGTGAAATGGACACCTATGGCGGAAAGCTTTGTGAGAATATGGTACAAGCCATTGCGCGTGACTTATTAGGATGGGCCCTTATGCAAGTAGAAAAAGCAGGATTTAAGGTAGATTTCCATGTTCATGATGAAATGATTGCCGAGATTCCAGCTGATGGAAAAGAACAACAATATTATGATATGATGGTTAATCTTATGTCGACTCCTCCTACTTGGGCAGAAGATTTACCGCTTAGAGCTGATGGTTACATAACTCCTTATTATAAGAAAGATTGATATGCTAAAATTTATGTATACAGTAGAGGCACATAACTTTGCAGATATGAATGCCTTTGAAAATTTCTTAAATAAGAAAGGCCAAGATGGTTATGAACTTATTCAGTGGCAAGTAGTAGATACAAGTTTTATGCTATTTCACAGCCAAGTTCAACCAGCTAGAGGAGCCTTATCAGTATTGATAACTTGGAAAATTGAGATTCCAAATGGAAATACAATTCGATAATATAATAGATATAGCTACAGGCTTGAGTGCTTCTACTAAAGCATGGAAAAATAAGAAGGCTAAATGGAGCAAATTGCTCGACAAGCTTTCTAAGCCTGTAGTAACTAATGAAACGCATGCTCAGTTTATAGCTGCTAGCAAAGCTGACCAATCCAAGATAAAGGATGTTGGTGGCTTTGTTGGTGGTTATCTAGATAAAGGTCAACGAAAGAAAAATTCAGTACAATATAGACAGCTGATTTGTCTTGATGTTGATTTTTCGTATAAAGATTTTTGGTGGGATTTTACGATGCAATATGGTGTTGCAGCGGCAATATATTCTACACATAAGTCCACACCTGAAAAACCTCGTCACAGATTGCTTATTCCGATAGACAGAGAAGTATCTGTTGACGAATATCAGGCTATTTCTAGAAAAATAGCAGGTTCTCTAGGTATAGAATTGTTTGACCAATCTACGTTCGAGCCAGAGCGATTAATGTTTTGGCCGAGTGTATCATCAGATATAGAATATTATTTCGAGTATCAGGATGGACCTTGGCTTAATGCTAATGAAATACTTGCTTCATATAATAATTGGCAAGATACTTCTGAATGGCCTTCGAGCAATAAAATTTCAGATAATATATTAGCTGATATTAAAAAGCAAGAAGACCCAGAAGAAAAGACAGGTATCATTGGAACATTTTGCAGAACCTATACGATACAAGACGTAATTGAAAGATTTTTATCTGATTTGTATGAACCTGCAGGTGAAGACCGATATACTTATAAACTTGGTTCTACTACTGGCGGTCTCATAGTGTATGACGATAAGTTCGCATTTTCGCATCATGGAACAGACCCAGCAGGCGGAAGGCTTTGCAATGCTTTTGATTTGGTAAGAATCCATAAGTTTGGACACTTTGATAAGTCTGCTGATTCTAAAGTTTCCCAGCAAAAGATGGAAGAATTTGCAACTACTTGTGCTGAGGTTAAGAAGCAGATAGCTGAAGAGAATTTAGCTAACGCAAAGTTCGATTTCGGTGAAAATGTAGAAGAATTAGCAGATTCAGAAGAAGTAGATAATTCTTGGATTGAGCAACTTGAGGCTAATAAAAAAGGTGAGTATGAAAATACTACAAACAACTTAAATCTTATATTGGCTAATGACCAATATTTGAAATTGGCCTTTAAGCTGAATGAGTTTGATTCTAAGACATATATTACCAAGTCTATGCCATGGCGTAAAGTTGAGTCTTTAGAACCAATGAAGAATGTAGATTATTCTGGTGTGCGTAATTATATAGAATGCGTATATGGAATAACAGCAGTTCAAAAGATAGATGATGCCTTAGCTCTCATTGCTCAAAAGAATTCATTTCATCCAGTTAGAGACTATTTGAATTCTCTTTCATGGGATAGAACTAAGCGAGTAGATACGCTGCTTATAGACTATTTTGGAGCTAACGATAATGAATATACAAGAGCAGCTATTCGTAAATCTTTGTGTGCAGCTGTAGCTAGGGTTTTCAATCCTGGAACTAAATTCGATATGGTTCTCGTATTAGTAGGTGCTCAGGCCACATATAAATCTACATTTATACGTAAACTCGGCAAAGACTGGTTTAGTGATTCATTTAGTACATTTCAAGGTAAAGAAGCCTATGAGCAATTACAAGGAGCATGGCTTATTGAAATGGCTGAACTCTCAGGCCTTAAAAAAGCAGAAGTTGAAACTGTTAAGCAGTTTATAACAAAAACTGATGATAATTTTAGGCCTGCTTATGGTAGAACAGTTGAAACCTATAAGCGCCAATGTGTATTTTTTGGCACAACTAATGATGTAGAGTTTTTACGCGATTCAACTGGAAATAGAAGATTTAATCCTGTTGAGGTGCATAAGAATAAAGCATCAAAATCTGTAAAAGATTTATCCGACAAAGAAATAGACCAAATATGGGCTGAAGCTGTAGAACTATATAGGCAAGGAGAAGAATTATATTTTTCTGAATCTGAAAATTCTATAGCTAAAGTAAGTCAGCAGAATCACTCGGTAACTGACGACAGAGTTGGCATTATAGAGGAATTCCTCAATACTAAGTTTCCATCTGATTGGAATAATATGGATGCTTATGAGCGTAGACAATGGCTTGAAGACCCACTTTCGAAGAAAGGAACAGAGTATAAGCAATTTATATGTTCTTATGAAATTTGGTGTGAATGCTTAGGTGAAGACCGTAAAAATTTCAATTCATATAGTACCAGAGAGATAAATTCTATTATGAAAACATTACCTGATTGGGAATATGTTGGAACAACGAGAAAGTCATTTGGTAAATTATATGGAAAGCAAAAGTATTTTAAGCGCATAAAGCAACCTCAAGAAGACCCTGTAACTAAGGCTATAGCAGAATTAGAAGAATTATTAGGTGATAAACCTACAGATGTTGAACTTAAGGAAATGTTAGGAGATTTATGGTAGGATTTAAACAACACAGTAAACATTCTTTTAAAAAATGCTCTATTTGTGGGCGTCTCTCACTACATCCATTTGAAGCAGATGACACATTTTTGTGTAAATCTTGTCTTGAAATGCTACTATGTAGTGGTTTATTATTTGAGTATGATGCAGATACACCTTTTCACTATTATGATAGAGCAGATGTTGAACTTTTAAAATAAAAAAATATGATAACAGAAATAAAACGAATTCATAATAAGAGAACAAAAATGTACTATAAGCTGAAAAGCATGAAACTGCTTTTCGCAAATGGAGAATGGGTGAACTATAAGCTTGGCAATATGGAAGAGTTTACAAAAGCTGAATTCGACAGCTTTAAACGAAATGTATTAACGAGATATAAAAAACGACTTAAAAATGGCACTTATGATGATATAGATATTGAATATGAAGAAACAGAACGAACGCTCAGTTGACAGTGAAAAACTAGTAGAACGGAAACTAGCAGAACTTTGTAAGCTGAATGGCGGTATGTGTCTTAAGCTCTTAAGTTTCCACATAAATGGCTTACCAGACAGATTATGTTTATTTAAGCCTGGAGTAGCTATTTTCGTGGAACTTAAAACCACCAAGCAGAAACCGCGTCCTCTTCAGATTATTATGCATGAAAAGCTAAGAAACTTAGGTTTCAGAGTAGAGGTAATAGATTCTGTAGAACAAGTGATAAATTTGATAAACGAAATAATGACATGTTAAAAGAGACGGATTTACATGAATATCAAAGAAAAGCAGTTGAGCATATTATTACTCACAAATACTGTGGCCTTTTTCTTGAAATGGGCTTAGGCAAAACAGTTTCTACTCTTACTGCTGTAGAGAAACTAATGTATGACTATCTTGAAGTAAGTTCTGTATTAGTTATAGCTCCTAAACGAGTAGCAGAAACCGTGTGGGAAGAAGAAGCTCAAAACTGGGAACACTTAAAGCATCTCACTTTTTCAAAAATAGTAGGAACCGAGAAAAAACGTATAGAGGCCTTACACAAAAAAGCTGATATTCACATAGTTTCAAGAGACAATATTGCATGGCTTTGTACAGTTTGTGCGTCAAGCCTGCCATTCGACATGGTTGTAATAGATGAGTTGAGTAGCTTTAAAAATCACCAATCACAAAGGTTTAAGGCTTTACGATTAGCAAGACCTTGGATAAAACGTGTAGTTGGATTAACTGGAACACCTGCTCCAAATGGTCTTATAGATTTGTGGCCACAAATCTATCTTATGGATAGAGGTGATAGACTTGGTAAAACTATTACTCAATTTAGAGCAAAATATTTTACTCCTGGAAGGTCTAATGGCTATGTTGTATACAATTACAATTTACAAGGAGGTGCTGAACAGGCTATACGCGATAAGATTTCAGATATTTGCATAAGTATGCAAGCTGGAGATTATTTGCAAATGCCGATGCTTACAAATAATATAATTAAGCTTAAAATGCCAAAAGAGATAGCTGCTTCATATAAGCAGTTTGAAAAAGATAACGTGCTGAAATTAATAAACACAGATACTGAAATAACAGCCTTAAACGCAGCTGGACTTTCAAATAAGCTACTTCAATTCGCGAATGGAGCTATATACGATGAAGATAAAAACGTATATCCGATTCATGATATAAAATTAGATGCTTTGGAGGAATTAATAGAAGAAGCATGTGGCAAGCCGATTTTAGTTGCTTGGACTTATCAATTTGATAGAGACCGTATTCTTGAAAGATTTAAGAAGCTTAAGCCAAGGCAGCTTAAAACAAGTCAAGATATATCGGATTGGAATGCAGGTAAAGTTCAGCTCATGTTAGCACATCCAGCATCAGCTGGTCATGGTCTTAATCTACAAGCAGGTGGAAATATAATTGTTTGGTTTGGTTTAACATGGTCACTTGAATTGTATCAGCAATTTAACGCTAGACTATACCGTCAAGGGCAAAAACAAGGCGTAATTATTCACCATCTTGTAATGTTAAGTACTCACGATGAAGACGTCATGAAAGCTTTACGCAGTAAAGACAAAGTACAGTTGAGCCTGATGAACAGTATAAAAGCTAAAATCGATAAATATATTAAAAATATTTAAAAACTTGTATAAATATATTAAAAGCGTTAATTGAAATTAAAATATTTTTTTATATAAAATAAATTTATTAATTTTGCAATAAATAAAAATAATATGAATATCTTGAAAAAAGCTGACGAAATTGTCAATCAGCGTTCAGAAGAAAAGGAACGCATGTATGGACCTTTTTCAGAGTCTATGAAAAGAGCAACCACTATATATAATGCCTCTTCTCCTGACAATGAGCAAATTTCAGTCAAAGGAATGTATAGAGCTATGGTCGCTCTTAAACTTTCTAGAGAAGCCTATTCACATAGAGAAGATAATCTTCTTGATGCAGTAGCTTATCTAGGAGCTCTTAATAACTATATAGAATCAGAAATTGATAAACAACTTAATAATGATTAAATTATGGTAGAAGAAGTTATTCAGCCAGTTAAGCGTGGTAGAGGTCGTCCACGTAAAAATCCTGGAGACCCTGTTACTCCTAATGCAAGAACTAGACGTAAAAATTCAGCTAATCCTTTAGCTGATGACCACGAGTATTTCAAATTCTTGCCAAGTAGAGAATTAGCAATTAGCGAAGAGAATTTGCAAAAGTTCTTTGAAACTATGTATGAGCGTCAAATGATTTGGAAGCGCCGCTTTATTGATAAGTTGCCAGCTCCTTGGACACAGGATAAAATTTTTGCAGAAAGCAAATTTCCTAATCTGTATAGAGAACTAGACCGTAGTTCTTGGTGGCTTATTTCTCATATCATAAGAAACCCAGAACTGTCACTTAAGAATAAAGTATGGAAATGTATTGTTTACAGGCTATTTAACTCTCCAGACTTTTTTGAGTTTTTGAGTGACATAACAGATTGGGAGGGTGGTATTCCAGATTATGAAGACTTTAAAGAACAACAACCAAAATTTGCTTCTATAGCAAAGACACTTCAAAATATGGGAGCCAACCCATTTACAAATGCCTATATTGTAAGTTCTACATTTGCATCTAAATCTGGCATGAATAGAGCAGAAGCTTATGCCGAAATGGCTCTTCCAGAATTATGGGCTTGTATTGATGTTATTATAGATACGGTACTAGTAGCTGAATCTACAACAGATATTATTGATATACTTACTACTCTTCCAGGAGTCCAAAAGTTTACAGCTAATGAGCTTATGCAAGATATGATTTATATCAATAGATTTTCCAAAGAGGATTTTATTCCTTTTAATGTGAATGAGCTTACTAATATTGGCCCAGGTTCCCTTTTAGGTTTGCGCATAATATTTCCCGATAGAGTTATAAATTCGCAACGTATAGCTGGCATGAAGGAGTTGTTAGCTATGGCAGAAGATAAACTCAATGAAATAGCAGCAGAGCGAGGAGAACCTATGGTTTATGCTAAGTTTGATGCTGAAAAAGACAGATATATCCCATCTACTGAATTCAATCTTACAATTAACAATATTGAAGGTTGGTTGTGTGAATATTCAAAGTATTGGAAATTGTCATTAAACGTTGGAAAAGTTCAACGCAAATTTAATCCAGTATCAAGTGCTGAGACTTATGAGGGCAATAAACAACAAGAAGAAAATAACGAAGAAGATTTACTTTAATGAAACATTATAATACAACAGATTTATCTCCAGACCAGGCTATGGAGAGACACGTATATCACAGAGACCAGTTTGCACATTATTTGCGTTGGACACACATCTTAAAAGATGCAAGAATTGGCGACGATGTAGTAGACTTTGGCTGCGGCCAAGCTAATTTGCTCGAGGTGTTTTATCGTAACAAATTTAGATGTAATAGTTATGTTGGTATAGATATTCGTCATAAAACAATTGCTGATGATGCAGCTAAATTTGCTTCAGTTCCATGGGCAAAATTTTATGAGGCCGACCTTGTTAAGAATTATCTTGACTTTAGTCAATTTAATGGCAATAAGGTATGCGCATTTGAAGTTCTTGAGCATGTTGGAAAGCAAAATGCCGATATTTTCCTCGAGAACTTTAAAGCCTGTGGTAGAGATGATGCTACTTATTATCTTTCAACTCCAAACTATGACCCGAGTGTAGGAGCAGCAGGCAATCATACCTATGATTCTGGAGACGGCAGAGGAGTAGATGTTCAAGAATTTGACCACTATGAATTGGAAGGAATTCTCAAGAAGCACTTCGATATTGTGGATAAGTTTGGAACGTTTGCATCACAAAAAGACTATAAGCCTCTTATGAATGATTGGCAAAAACAGATGTTCAAAGAGCTTAGTCGCTATTACGATTCTAATTTGATGGCCAATATTATGGCTCCAATGTTCCCGGATGTGGCGCGTAATACTCTATGGATTCTCAAACGCAAGCCAGGAGATGTAAAAATCACTAAAGAATCAGAGCCTGAAGTATTTGACTTAGGAGATGATGAACTTGACGATTTGCTCTAAAAGTTATACAGTAGTTAAAGAATGTTAGCTTTAACTACTGTTAACTAAAAAGATTTTCATATATAAAAAATTATATGTAATTTTGCACATGAGTTTAAAAATATAGTATTCACCAATTAAAATTAAGAAACATGAATTCAACAATTCAAATTGCAAGAGTTAGAGACGTTAAAATGCCTGAGCGTGGAACATCAAAATCAGCTGGTATCGATTTCTTTATTCCGAAAGACTTTTCTGGCCAAATGCTAGAGCCACGTGAGGATGTGCTTATTCCATCAGGTATCTCAGCTCTTATTCCAGATGGCTTTATGCTTATGGCCGCTAATAAGTCAGGAGTATGTGCATCACGAGTTGCAAAGTGTGAGTGTGAAACAGATATGCCACTTAAGGCTATTGATACAACTTTATCAAGTGCTCTTATTGTTGGTGCATCTATTGTAGATGAGGACTATCCAGGCGAGATTCATATTCACATTATAAATGTTGGCAAAGAGCCTGTATGGATTGAGCGAGACCAGAAAATAGCTCAATTTATCTTGGTTCCAGTATCTTATGCAGATATTTGTGAAGCTTCTCCAGAAGTTGTTCGAGCAGCTATTAATGCAAAAAATAGTGAAAGAAATGGAGGTTTCGGGTCTACGAGTAAAGAATAAAATCTCCCAGAGATAAGTACTATCATTCCCTATTTAAGCGAAATATGTTCCTAATAAACTTTATAAGGTATTTAATTTCAATTAAATAGGGATTAAATATTTAATTTTAGCTATAAACATATCTGATTATGAGGAAAATTCCTGAAGTTGTTAAAGAACCAATATTCTTGAAATTCGTAGAGCATTATGCCAAAAAGTTTAAAGCTCAAAATGGCTTTGGCAGATGGCTTTATGAATATCAGGATATGGAAAAGAAAGGACTATTCAGCCCAAGGATTTTAAGGACTTTTTATATTCAGATATGCACAGATAGATTTGATTTAGGCTTTATTCGTGATGAGGCTGTATGGCATATATGTTCACAAGCTGTAGACGCTGCTAATAATTATATAGACGAGCGAGTTAATTCTTTATATAACATAATTCTCATAACAGGAGAAATAGCTGAAGATGAAGACGGAGATGCTTATAGTGAATTAACTTATGAAGAAGCAACTGAGATATGCCAAGCATTAAACGAAGAAGCCGAAGAAGAACTCTTTAAAATACAAAAGATATGAGCAAAGCACTGGATTTAAGAAACTATACAAAACTGGTTCCCACTCCATTGAATGAAATTACGAAGGAGCAGTTTGAAGTTTACGAGCGAATTCATATAGAAGGCAAGACTAATATGCTTGATTTAGAAACTGTGGAAATTTTATCTGATGGAATATTGGTTCCTTCTGTACTAAAAGCTATTCAACAGAATTTTAGAACTCTTCAATTTAGATTTGAAAATGAAAAATAATTTTGATACATGCCTAGTCAACAGTACGGGACAACTTGGATTTGAAAATGCTCAGCATGCATTCGAATTTTGGTTTGAAAAAATAATGAATTATGGAGACATTCAACAAAATACTTTAGCTTTACGTAACATAGGTTTTTATATTATGAATCCGTCAGATAATAATATAAAGACTGATTGGCGTAAATGGAATCACAAGTATGCTGAAAGAGAGTGGAATTGGTACATGTCTCATTCAAGAGATGTATCAGAACTTCAGAAACATGCTCCAACTTGGAAAAATATGCATGGAGGAGACTGTCAAGTTAATTCTAATTATGGCTGGTTGTGGTCACGAAATAAGCAACTTGACAAAGTAATGAAAATGCTAAGCCGAAATCCAAGTACTCGTAGAGCGTATATCACTCTATATGATGGCAAGGAAATTGATAATTATGATTATGATACTCCTTGTACACTCAGTATTGGCTTCTCAATAGAAAAACATAAGCTTAATATGGAAGTACTTATGAGAAGTAACGATTTGGTATTTGGTTTTTGCAACGACCAATATTGCTTTTCAGTGTTACAAGCTAGAGTAGCAGCATATTTAGATTTAGATATAGGCGCTTACTATCATTACGCTTCTAATTTGCATGTATATTTACCAAATTCTGGCATATATCCAGAGTTTATAAATTCTAAAATATCAGAGTATGAAATTTAAAATAATAATGAGGCTTTTAGTATGGGCCTTGATAGGAATAATATATTTTCCTATATTCTTATCTGCGTGGTTGTTACACGTAATAGCTAGATGCCTGTTAGCTATAGCATACTTATTCATGTTGCAGCCGCATGTAGCAAAAAATGTATTCAGTTCAGTATTCGTAACTAATATGAGATTATTATGAAAGAAGATTTAAATGCTTTAATAGACCAGGCGCTTCTTGAGATAACTAACACAGAAGCACCTTCAAGAGAAGAAGCACAAACTATGGAATATACTGACGCAGATTACGCAAAATTGCTGTCAGATATTACAGAAGAAGATGAAGAATTAGCAAATGCCGAAATTCAGTTTGCTTCTGAGATAGACTTAGACGACGATGACGGAAGCGATTATGCTTTTGATTTGTTAACAGATAATAATAAATTTTTCAATAAAGCTACTTGGAAAAATAAAAATGGCCAATTTATACGTGAAACATCAGATGAAGTCCTTTTTTCTGTAAGTTCAAGTGGACAAATTTCAAACAAACCCTCTTCAGATGCTCTTGAGAATTATCTGACGCCTATTGAGAAAGCTGTTGAGATAAGCCATCGTCTTGCATCTGGTAAGGCTATTCGTAAAGAAAATAAGCGAGTACAAGAAATTAAGATAAACCGCTTAGCTTTTGACCAAAAAATCATTCCATTAGCAGATGAGATGACGAGGTATGACAAAAAAGTAGTCGTCGAAGAACTTACTAAAAATATTCGTCAACTTATAAAGCGTTATGAGAAGTATATAAATACAAGAATTGCTAAGCTCTTATCTCCAGCTATTCCAGCAGGCGTTAAAGCTGCAAAACTTAGATGGCCATGGATATTTGTAGCTAATCCTGGTTTCTTATATAAAACTCACCCTAATATGGGAGAAGAGTTAACGTTCTGGGCTACACCAAATGTACCTTACTATTTTAGGCAGGGAACAGAACAAACAATTCTTGAAGAGCGCGATGCACAATTATCGCCATATTTCCTTGAGTGCATAGACCGCGCCATTCATAGATATTATGAGGCAAAGCGCAGATTAGCAAACAGAGAAATATTATATGCTTCAAGAATTGTTAACAATAACTTGAGAACATATAATGATTTGCTTAAATATAACGCTTTTTGGTGGAAAAAGCTTTACGATAGACTGAAAGAAGAAAATCCTTATGAAAAAGCGAGTAAAGATTGAGCAAGATAGTAAGCCTGGATATTTTAAACTGATTATAGACTCAAAAGGAAGACCTAATCTAAATACCTCTGCCAGTTCAGTTGGAAAATATGTGACTTTAACAGGCCTTACTTTTGATGACCTCATAGACATAAAAATTCTTTTAGTAAGACTAGAATTAGAGAAAAATGGCACAAAGCACTGAGCATGAAAAAGCTAGGGCGAGAGCTTATTATAAGGCTAACAGGGATAAATTACTCACTTATAGCAAAAAATGGAGAGCCGAGCATTCTGAATGGTGTAAGCAATATGCGAAAGAAAAACGTAAAGGCTTATCTACTGAACAGAAGCTTGAGCTTTCCAAATACCACAGAGATTATTATAGAAAAAATATTGAAAAGTTTAAAGCATATAGGAAGAAATATGACAACAACTAATTTTAAAACACATTGCAGAACTTTCAGTAATGAAAGCTTAAAAATTCAATTTGATATAATATGGCATAATGCTATGATGCTTATTACATATATAGCATTGTTAATTTGGTGTTTTTTTAAGCGCTTTCCTTGGGTTTTCTTTGCTATAACTTTTACTGCATTTTTACTATATTTCACAATACAGTTAGGCAATGCCCGCAGTGAACGCGATTCATATTCAAAGAAAAATGCCGAGCTTATAGATAGTATTCATAAATTAAATAAACAGAAAATATCTTATGAGCAGTATTAATATTTTATGGCTTTTAATAGCATCAGCGGTTATGGGAATAGCATGGTGTATTATAAAAGGAGGAAATGACTATGGAGAAGATGGTTGATACAATTCAGTTATCAAGTGATGCTTATTATTATCTTCTAAATGGTGAAGAGCCTTTGGACCCAGACAATTTAGAAGAAGCATACGAAATTGCTGAAAGATATAAATATGGAATAAAATTTCTTGGAAAACCAGAACCCATTGATGGAACAGATATGGTCGAAACAAGAATATCTATTTCAATAGCTATAAAGCTTGCTGAAGATAAAGTAGTAATATTCACGCTTCTTCCAGATAAGTTATGCAAAGTAAAAATTGAAAATGATTATGGTTCTACTGTCTCATTAGAACCAATAGGAGATAAATATTGGGCTGAGTATTTCAATAATGGATATGGAACTAAGTATTTGCTTCCAGTTTGCAAAATATCAGATTATGAAAAATGGTTCAGCCTAAAAGCTTAAAACCAATCCAGTGTTCTCTCGCTGGCCATTTCTAAGATTTGGTTAGCGGGAATTTTCTATAAAAGTTTGTAGATTTACACACTGTTTCTGGGTCTCAGTAAGATATAATCTATGATAAACCTGCGTACTGGTTTATAGAACTGGCAATAACTTATGTACTGTTGCAGTGCCGCGATATTACCTATTATGCATACTAGTTTATAGCCGTTACTCCCTATACGCGCGCGTACACGTACATTATATATAATATATAAAGGAAATGTTAATAGTAGTTAAAGATTTAATGCCTTAACCACTGTTAACATAAAAAATTTTCCTATATCAAAAATTATGTGTACTTTTGCACATGAAAATAATTCATATAAGTTTAACAATTAAAAATTTAAGATTATGGCAGTAAATCAATTAAATGTAGAAGTTGATAAGCTACAGAATGTAGTTGAGTGGTTTGGACGCAATTTTGTTTGTGGCAAACGCCCTTCAAATGTAAGAGTTCTTTATATGTTTGCTAACAAGATAGATACTCCTATGGACCAGGACGGCAACACTAAATATTCTAAGTTCAAAGATGAGACTGAGGCTGATATATTTCTTGGAGCATTCGAGAATTTTAAATTCATTATACAGTCTGAACTTGTAAACCAAGACCCGGTGAAAGATTATGAAACTGGTGAAGTTATTCATGTAGCAGAAACTTGGAAGATAACCTGTACTCCAAGCATAAGTGATACGACAAACGGATTTGTGGCATACTGTCCAAGACCTTATCACGTGATTCGCCCATTCGAGGACTAAAATATAGGAGGATATAAGCTATGGCAAAGTATAAATTCATTCCAACAGATTGGAACAATTCAAGAATAGCGTCGCTTCTTCAAACGAGTTTGATAATAGCAAGTGCTACACAGTTCTCTCCGAGAGTATTTACATACTGGGAGCGCTATTGTAAAGCCGAATGGGATGGACGGTATACAGTTCAAGTTGAAGCTGCTTCTAATAGAACTGCTATTGTTAAATATTGTGGCTCAAAGCTGTATGTTGTTATCGATTTAATAACAGAAGACGGTGGATGCCGAGTTAAAACTAAAGTAAGTGTAGAAAAAGCATGAGAACTTTAGAATATATTCAGCTTAAGAAAAATGCAATCTTAAGATTTAAGATGCATTATGTTAAGTTCGATAAGCGCTTAGAAAAAGCAAAAGAGGAGCGATTCTCCTTTGCAATAAATGGGACAGACTGTATTTTACGCTTAAAGTATTATGGCAAGTTATATAAACAGTATTATAAATTAAATCAAATAACGTTTTAATTATGTGGACACAAGGCAGAAAGAAAATCGAGTATATAAGAGACTACGTCAATGATGCAGACTTAATAGAGGCCATATTAGCCTGGTTGCCCGACTCTGAATTATCAGAAATGGCACGAAATATTGCAAAAGACTATGATATAGAACTAGATGCTGTTTAGAACTAGTCGTTAATGATTTTTAACAATTATCTTAACATCTCTTAACATAAAAAGTTTTCATATATCAAAAATTATGAGTACTTTTGCACATGAAAATAATACATATAAGTTTAACAATTAAAATCACAAAATTATGGCAACAATGAAATTCGCCCAGATGGCAACTAAGAAATTACAGAAACTAGTTAATGACCCTGCAACCTCTGATGAAGATAAGGTAGCAATTCAGGCAGTTCTTGACAAGCGCCAAGCAGCTCAAGCTCCTAAGAACGAGCAAGGCTCAGAGCTTACACCAGAGGAGCAAGCAGCTATTAAGGCTGCTGAAGCAGAGGCAAATAAGGAAGCTGGTAAGTCTGAGGATAATAAAAAGGCAGAGAAGAAGTCAGCCGGTCGTCCTGAGAAGAAGAAACTTACAATGGAGGAGCTCGATGCTGAGTATGAGAAGGCCGAGGCTGAAGCTAAAGGTCACAAGTGTACTGCAGTTCTTCCTGGCACGGCTATTCGCGTGAATGGTTATATTAAAAGTATTCTTAAAGAGAAGCGAGCTATGCGCTGCTATCTCCTTATTCAATCAGAAGTTTCTGAGGATAACCCTACCGGTCGTCAGTTCTATAAGGTATTTGGCGCAGAAGATACCACAATCTTGCCAGAGGTTGTAGAGCTGAAAAAGAAGACTGAGGCACGAGTTCGCAAGGCTAAGGCTGACCCAGAAGCTTGGATGGCACAGGCTGATGAGGTTGTAGAAGCAGCTTCAGAGTTCATCGGTCGCCAGATTGATTTGGAAGACGAGAATAAGACTGATGCAAGAGTTGAGACTATCATCAAGGATAAGCGTTCATGCACAGTATTCTTCCGCATTGGCTTCAAGGATGAGAATGGTGCTCACAAGTTTACTCACAAGGCTGTTAAGTCAACTAAGGATGAAGCCGAGAACAAGATTGTAGTAGAGGAGCCAGCAGGTCTTATGCCTCTTACTGATGAGGATAAGCCTAATTATGACGAGTGGCAAAGCAAGTGGCAGACCCGTGCTGAGCGTATGCCTCGTACAGCTCTTACTCCAGAGGAGAAGGTCCTTAGAGCAGAGGAAGCTCTTAAGAAAGCTAAGGCAAACTTGGAGAAGGCCCAGGAAGCAGTTACTTGCAAACAGCTCGAGTATGACAATGCAAAAGCAGCTCTTGATGCTCAGCACGATGCTCAGGAAGCAAATGCTAATGGCGAAGGTGTAAAGCAAGCAGAGGCTCCAGCGGCTGAAGAAAGTGGCGATTTAATGTAAAGCTATTACCATAAAGAGGCAGGTCTAAATGGAAGGACATAAACGAGGTTCGAATCCTCACTGCCTCCAAAGATTGTTAGTTATTTGTTTTACACTATGTTTTAAGTAAAAGATGAAAGAGCTAGGAGCGGCAAGGGATTACGGCCTAGCTCTTAAATGACCAAGTCAAAATAAACAATTTGCTGTTCTGTTTAAGGGATAAGACCCGGTTCGAATCCGGGCTTGGTCACAATAATAGATATTTTTGATATTCGCATAAATTTATTAGATTTTTAATTGTTTATGAAGAGCTGCGTCGTGAGATGCGGCTCTTTTTGTATTATTTTTATAGAAACAGCTTAAAATCAGTGTTACCTGGAATTTATAAGTTTATATAATACAAAGCGGCTCATCTAGACTTATTTCTATATATCTAGAACTCATTTAAATTATAAAGATGTGTATTTATATATTTTGAAAATTTCAACGCGATAGGGATTAAATATGGAGTTTTAGCTATAAGCCTGTCATTTTGTGATAACATTTTTTAACACAGACTTTAACTACTGTTAACATAAAAAATTTTTCTATATCAAAAATTATATGTACTTTTGCGCATGATAATAATACATATAAAGTTTAACAATTAAAAATTTAAGATTATGTTAGCAACAGATTTGATTAAGAGTATTGCTCTTTCGAGTATTACATCTGAGGATTTTAAAGTAGTTACAGCCTATCAAAATCAGGCTTTAATGCAATTTTTGGATGATAATTTTGGTTGTGGTTCTGTTATTGATGCTGATTTTAAAATGCCTGCAATTCTTAACAAGCAAGATTATCTGGCGGTTTTTAATAATGTGATGGTCGCAACTCCTGATGGCCAATCTGTATTAAAGCCTGATGCGACAGTTGAGACAGCAAGTAATACGAGTATAAATCTTTATAAATTTAACTAATATGGCAATACAAGAATTGGAAGATTTCTTGATAGAAGAAGCAGAGTATTCTACAAGAAAAGTTGCACAAATGTCGCGTGTGGAAAAGCTTGATGCATGGCTTAAGTATCAAGGTATTGTTGGCTACACTGATGATATTCTGGAAGTTATAACGGCTCTTGTTGGAGCAGATGGTCACATAAGACCAGACAATTTGCTTGATGCATTTGGTAGTCTCATGGGCGACTGATGAAAAAATGGTTCGGCCTAAAAGCTTAAAACCAATCCAGTGTTCTCTCGCTGGCCATTTCTAAGATTTGGTCAGCGGGAATTTTTTATGAAAGTTTGTAGCATTTTAGCACTGCTGCAATGAGTTTCGGGTTATGTACCGTTACTATGAGAGTTTAGTTACGGTACTAAACCGGCATTTTTTTTAGTATTGTTACGAGTAAATTACAGCATAATAGCCATATTGCCACAGTGCCGCAATATATACCCGGGCGCGGGCGTAATATAATAATGTACGCACGTGCGTATATATAAAAATAATCGATATATGAAAATATTTATTATTAAATTAATCTAATATTTTAACCTTGAAAATATAAATAATATTAATAAAATAAATAATATTTATGTATTTAGCAAATCGATATTAATACCGTTAAATAATAAGGCCATTATGCAAATTAATTTTTTTGTTCCAAATAAAAGCGTTATCTTTGCACCGAACAATTAAGATAATGAACAATTAAAAATTAATAAGATTATGACAGCAATTATTCCAGTTTTAAATCAGATTCAGACCATTAAGTTGGTTGACGGTGTTAATCGCGAGGGTCTCACAAATGAGCAATGGGGAATTTACGAGAATAAAATCCCAGAGAGCATCACAGATATGATTAGCGCTGAAGAAGGTTACAAGCAAGATGATGTTATGATGCCTACCGGTAGTTACCTAATTATTTGGAGCATAGATTCAGACGCCGACTGGCAATTAGGCTTGGTGCGCGACGCAGTAGAAAAGTACAATATCCCTTACACCAAGGTTCCATTTGCGCCTGACTACAGCGCTATTATTTTCCGTTTAAGTGCTAATGATTAATTGAAGGAGGACAGCGATATGAAGACAGCTAAATTTCAGGTCAATTCCAGAGACTTTCTGAACTGGTTTTATTCAGATATTTTCGATTTTGGAACCGGTTTCGACTTTGAGAACTTCAAGTTCTCATGCGACTCAAGCGTTAGTTTCAGTTACGTGGACATCGGGTATGTATGCGGTAATATTCCAGAGCCTATGAGACTATATACCGTTTATGGCCAGTTGAGAAGTATGTATGAGTCTCAGGCCGATATGGTAATAAAGGTGCATTACTCTGAGAATGAAGTCGATAACCTGATGTATGAATACATCGTTTCATTCCGCGCCACAGTGTTACGGTTCACTACATGCCGAGAATATCTGGTGCTCACCTGGGCCAAGATTACTGGCACTAAACCTGTTCTCTGTTTGGAATCTAAAACGGCACTTACCAAGAGAGCCATGTGTGAGATTTCCGATGCGATACGAGAGGGATATTATATCAATGGCGATTTCGATAACGTTTGGGAAATTAGAAACAATTGGATGCTATATGATTCCGGTATACAATTTGGAGAATGTGGTTCTGGTTATGACCTGTGCGAAATGGCAATCATAACAGCCCTTAATTGGTTCAAAACTGGTTATGAGACCGGAGCACTTCAATTAACTGATGACCTCAGTTGCCCGGTTCTCAACAAGTTAGGTTTCGAATATAAAATGTATTAATTATGTTAGGATTCATTATTATATCTGTGGCACTGGTGATATTCACCGGTGTCACTCCGAAAGAATGGGAGGAATGGTACCATAAAATGGTACAGGAATAAATATCAGGAGAAATCCAGTGTTCTCTCGGCCCGGAATTAGGCGATTTCCAGGCCGGGATTTTTTGTTGTTCTTTGTAGATTTTGCAGCACTGAGCCGGATTCGCACAAATATCGTTTATGGAATGCTACAGTAACTGACTAGTGCTGCAAAATGGTGTGGGGCTAAATGCTGAAAGAAAACCGGAATTCTCTCGGGGGTATTTTCGGGGTTTTTCACGGCTGGAAAACTATTTAGAGTTTGTAGATTTTTGCCGCAATGAGACAGTGAAGAAACGTTAAATCCGTTAAACTATGTTATAAAATTTTTTTGTTCCAAATATTTTTATATTGTGTGCCCGGGGTATGAGGTGCAAATAAATAATAAATATATTAATTTATATTAAATAATTTTTTTGTTCCAAATATTTTACTCGGTACGCTAAATTCACGCTAAAATAATATGAGCCTTATAATTATATATATTATTGATTTAAAGTCCATATATGAGCCCGTAGGTACCTTAAAATCGATTTATTCATACATTATATATTGTGCAGAGCATTATGTGCACATACGGACACATAATATAAAAATAATTGATATATGAAAATATTTATTATTAAATTAATCTAATATTTTAATCATAAAAATATAAATAATATTAATGAAATAAATAATATTTACGTATTTAACAAAGTCATATTAATTTCGTTAAATAATAAGGTCATTATGCAAATTAATTTTTTTGTTTCAAATAAAAGCGCTACCTTTGCGGTAGCTATTTAGGAATAGCGCTTAATAATAAAGTCCTTTTATTATTATAGCCTTAAATAGCATTATTTAGATTTTAATTATTATTAGTATATTTGGCGTTCTTTGACATTTTGGACAACGTGGCAATATTTAGGAATATTTAGCAACGGTTAATTAATATTAAATTAATGAATCATATCATTTTTTTATATATTTTTAGTGTGTATTAATTTATTCAAACAACAATTAAAAATCAATAAAAATGGCAAAAAAAATTAAAGTTTCACGCTCGTTCACATTTAAAGCCTATGAGGTTAATGTTGACGAAAAGGTGTTAAATGATTCTAAAAAATATTTAGAGTTCATAAATAACGTTAAAATTAATAACGTTAACAAACATTTTGGTAAATTCACATTTAAAAGCGATTGTGAATATTATGTTGAGAAGAATATTTTGGATTTTATTAATAATAATTTGCAAGATATAAATAATACTAAACTTTATTTAATTTATAAAGTTTCAACACTTGAGGACTCTAATATTGACGACTCTTTGCTCATGTCAATTTATTATAATATTGACGAACAAAAGATAATTTTAGATTAAATAATATTTAGCTAGTGCAAATAATAGTAGCACTAGCTAATAAACATTTTTTGCGTATGATAACAACAAAGGCTTATTTATTTGACTTTATTCGTTTTTATTATGGTAATTTTAATAATATTAATGAATTAAAGCAAAAATTAATAGATGATGACTATAAATTAGCAAAAATTAATAATATTGTTGCTAGTTTAGGTGAAGAAGTATTAATAACAACTAGATTTATTGGCAATTGTTATGAAAATTTAATTATTGCAAATAAATTTAATGTTATGTTTGATAGCGTTGATTTATTCAAAAAATAAATAAAAAAAGGCTAGTAGATGTAAAAATCTATTAGCCTTTTTTAATATTATTATTTTTTAGCATTTGTTAACTTTGATAATTTTATTTTAAATTTACTAAAAGCTGATAAATTTGGGTTTTATTAGCCTTTTGGCCTGTAATTTAACATTGCCTAACAATTTAATTCACGATATTTAAAAATAATTTTATTATTTTAGGCTAAAAGGTTTTTCGCTTATATAAAATTAAATAATTTTTTAATTTTTTAGGCTAATAGGTTTTTTGCGTTAACAAATTTTTTATAATTTTAGGCCCCCTTAACGCCAAATAGCCTGCCAACCCTTATATATTCAAATGCTCATCCAAGTTCAGGCTCAAATCTAGGGCCCTGGACAGGCTTTCCAATCCATTGTGTTTTAAGTAAAAATTTTTCTGGCAAAAAGGCTTGCTGGACGACAAATCATATATTATAGAAATGCGCAGAGGAATATAGATATGTACGCCTACGCGCGTATAAAGAGGTCCAAATTTATAATAAATATACCCAGGACTCATAGTGGTATGGCTCTGGGGTTTTATAATATAAAAATAATAAAGATATATGGATTTATAATATAAAGTTTCCAGGAATTCATTATTTTAATTTTTACTAGATAATCATTACGGCTAAACACTTCTATTAAATAAATGGGAGGAATTTTACTATTTCGTAGTAAAAACTACTGCGGTGCCGGAACACACGTTACCGGACCTTTTTATATACTCTAAACTAACATTTTTAAAAATACCTACTACTCTAGTAGTAACCTATTTCTATTTTATTCATTTGGTCTATATAGAATAATGGGTAACTTGGGTAACTATATATATAAGTTATTGAAAATCAATTATTTAGAAGTGCCCGGACACCATTACCTTATGGTGCCCCGATGGTACTCTTATAAAATTTTTTTACTTTACTATTTCAGTTTATACTGTGCATTTATAGAATTGGCATTATGCTAATAACTACATTTTAGTAGTTTTTACTTCTCAATTAGTTAATTTTGCTACCCATTTCTGATTTTTGCCACTTCGTTCCTGAAATTAACTAATTGAGAAGTAAAAACTACTAAAATGTAGTAATGATTTCGCAGTAAAATGTTAGAAATTGTTAAACTTTTTATAAAAATTTTCAGAATTCAATAATTTTTAGTAAATTTGCACATATAAAACGTAGTATTCATCACATTTAAATTTATCGGTATATGGCAGTTATAATGAATTTTGATAATCCTGTTATGGGTAATCAACTTACAATGTCAGAGCTTATAGTAACACTGGCTCTACTCTTAAAAGGCAACTATTATTTTACAAAAGCTTATGTAAATTTCAAAGATTGCAGGGACCAAGCAAAAACTATGGAAGAATTTTGCAAAGCCTGCGATGAACTTGGAATAGCTCACGGCATTATTAAAAGTGATTCGTGCCCATACAGGATATACGTGTGGAACCAGAATCTAAGAATGTTACTTGCAAAACAGAGTTTGCTTCCATTTAGATTTACATGGAAAAACATGCTACACATTCCTAAATCTTGGATTGGAACTCTCAGTAATAATGTATTACTCGATTTGCTGGAATTTACAATTGGAATTCTTAAAAATAGAGATGCAGCTGTAAAGCAAAAAGCTTGTCAAATATACGACCACTACGAATTGGAAAGAACTTTAGAACAGTTATTTAAGCCTGTAGCACCAAACTTTGAAGTAAAGTATATAAGCGAATTAAAAGTTGCATGTATAATTGGCTTAGACACTATATCTGAGCCACAAGACGATATTTCTGATTTGTTATAAATAAAAAAATATGAGATGGAATCATAAAAGCAAGAGAAATTGCTTAAATTATAATTATTGGTGTGATAAACTGGAAAAGAATTGTAATGCTTGCACTGAGTACTCAGAGGCAGATGACGTCTATCCATACAGTGAATAATTATTAAAAAGAAGAGAAATATGAGAAGTATAGAGAAAATCAACAGCGAAATAGCTGATATATTACCAGATTCAGACCAAGTACTTGGTTCTGATGGTCTTGAAATGCGTGAAAAGTTAGCATCTGAAAAGGCTAAACAGATTCACGATAAAAAGACCGCTATGGAATTAGCTAGAGCTAAGGTTCGTTTGCAAAAAGCTGCCGAAGGACAAGCAGCTGCTCAGGCAGTACAAGACTTTAGAGACAAAAAAGAGCAAGCTAAGGAAGAAGCCATACAGAGATTAGAAGCCGAAGACCCTTCTATACCAGCCGATGAAGTTATAGAATTGGCTAATAGTGTTGCGGTTCAGCATGGACAGCCAGCTATGGCTGAGAATGTAGCAAAGCAAATAATGATGAGCCAAGGCACGACAAGACCAGAAGTAGTCAGGCTACTATCAGGATTGAACATCAATCTCAATCTTCAGCTTACAAAGAATGATACAGCTAATCTCTTAGCATGCCTTCTTACTGCTAATCAGAATCAGCTACAAGCTTTATATAATAATGAAAAGACGCCCCTTGCAATAAGGACTGTCATAAAGCGTCTTATCAATGATGCTAAATTGGGAGAAATCTCAACAGTAGAGAAACTATGGGACCGCATATTTGGTAAAGCTGGAATGCTCCTTGATTTACCTCAAGAATCAAAAGCTGCTGGTATTATACCGAATACTCCGGTTTCAAGAGAGGCATATATTTTAATCAGAGAATCACTTCTCAAATAACAATCTTACTTTTCAGCCATGCTAAGATTGGAATATATAGCCTCTACGCGTGCACGCCCGCCTCCGCGTACATTATTATATAATATAGGAATCAGATTTACATAAATACAGTCTTATTATTAACATTTTATTGATATATTTTTTAATTGCCTGAAATCTGATTCCTATTTCAAATTTACGTAATCGCATAATAAAAATATGAAAGTTCCAAAGAAAACCCTATCAGAGATGCAGCAGCAGGTTATAAATGCTGAGAACTTGAAGCCACAAGGGCTTAATGCTAAAGAGATGTTACGCCTCGAAATGCTATCATCATTTGAGGCCTATACGAAAGCTATGTTCAAAGCACAGTATAAACGCTCATTCATTGTAGCAGAGCACCACAAAAAGATTATTAAAGCACTACAAGATGTAGTTGATGGCAAGTGTACTCGTCTTATTATTAATATTGCTCCTAGATATGGTAAAACTGAGCTCGTTATTAAGTCTTTTATCAGTTGGTGTTTTGCTTTGAATCCGCTATGCCGATTCTTGCATCTATCATATTCAGATGTACTTGTGGCAGACAACTCTGATACTGTTAGGTCTATCATGATGGAGCCTCTTTATAAAGAACTGTTTCCAGAATCTAAACTTGAGAAAGAGAAGGCCTCTAATAAACGTTGGAGAACAGCTAAAGGTGGAGAAATGTATGCTGTATCTACGCAAGGTCAGGTAACAGGTTTCGGTGCTGGTAATGTAGATGAAGAAGAACCAATAGAAGGCTCCAATGTAGCAGATAATCTCACATTTGATGATAATCTCAATGATATGCTTCATCAGATAGGTGCTAAGAATAATGTGTTTCAAGGGGCTATCATGATTGATGACCCTATTAAGCCTGAAGATGCTGATTCTGATATTGTACGTGAGAGAATCAATCTTCGATTCGAAAGCACCATTCGTAACCGTACTAATAGCCGAAACACTCCGATTATCATAATTATGCAAAGACTGCATGAGCATGATTTATGTGGCTATTTGCAAGAAATTGAACCAGAAGAGTGGACAGTTCTGTCGTTGCCGGCTATTCAGGAAGACCCAGTTACCCATGAACGTCACGCTCTTTGGCCTATGAAACATACACTTGCTGAGCTTGACCACATGAGAGAAATTAATCCACTTGTATTTGATACTCAGTATATGCAGGACCCTACGCCAAGAGAAGGTCTTATGTATGCAGAAGGTTTTCAGACTTATACAAGAGACCAACTTCCATCAGGTCATAATGCGATGCATAAATGGGCTTATATCGATACAGCTGATACTGGAGCCGATAATCTCTGTGGAATATGCTTTATAGATACACCAGAATTCTGCTATGTAACTGATGTGCTGTTTACAGATGCTCCAATGGAAAAGACTGAGCCAGAAACAGCTTCTATGCTGACAAAAAATGGCACCAATATGTGCTTAATAGAATCTAATAATGGAGGACGTGGTTTCTCAAGAAATGTTAAGCGAATACTTCGTACTAAGTTTCGTAACTTTAGATTAGCGGTTAGGAATTTTACGCAGACCGAGAAGAAGGTAACACGTATCTTCACATATTCTGCTAATTGTCAGAACGATATTCTGTTTCCAGATGGATGGGAGAAGAAATGGCCAAAATTTCATGCAGCTCTTATGGCATATCGTAAAGATAACAAGAAAAAGCAACATGACGATGCCCCAGATTGCTTGACTGGAGTATATGAAATGCATGCGAGAAAGCATAATTCTAATAGAATAAGACTGAGAAATTAAAAATTTTTAGGCTTTTAACAAAGTTTAACTTATAAGATTTTTATATTTCAAAAATTATTAGTATATTTGCATACGATAAAGTTAATAGGGAAACATTTATAATAAGTTAAGTTTTTAGTCAGTAGTTTTAATCTTAGCGAAGATTATTTTTTATACTAAACTTACTAATTTGAATTAGGCAGCACTTTAGTAAGTTTAGTTTATCCTCGTATTGTTGGGCAGTTTGCAAGTTCACCGAGCGTCCGTCCTGCTTATCTTGCAAAGTAGATTCGAGTTCTACTACGAGGGCTAATTACGGCGATTTAGCTCAATGGCAAGAGCACTGGATTATTCAGCTAATTAGGTACCAGTAGTTTTGAATATTCAGATGGGTCAAAGGTTCGAATCCTTTAATCGCCGTGACCTAGCTTATCGCGGATTGGCGCAGAGGTAGCGCGCAAGGGTCATAGCCTTGAGGCCGTAGGTTCGAATCCTGCATCCGCAACTAATTATAAAGCTTTGCACTCATATTGCTTAGCTTACATGTTTAATACGTATAAAATTTATAAATTATGGGATTGAATTGTGGATGCCCTGCAGGTAAGCATCTCAACGACCTTGAGATTGCAGAGTGCAAAGAAAGTTTTGGGCAGATTCAGAAAGTAATTTTTAGCCGAATTTATAGCTCAGCCGGTACTAAGAATACCTTGCCTGAAGCTACTATTAAGGCTAAAGCTAAGATGACACCACTGTTTGCAGCTTCTGATGGTACAAAGTTGATTATTTCACCTTATATCCAGAATCCTACTACAGAACCAGGTGAGGCTCGTACGTTTGGTGGCGGTAACCAGACACTTGGTGGCGTTGAGATTGTTATCGGCCGAGAGCCAACTACATTTTCTGGTGTCATTTATCAGGAATCTCAGTCAGTTATCAAAACACTCAAGACTTATTCATGTGAGAAGATTGGGGTGTATCTGATTGATGAGAACGGCAACATCGGTGCTATCGCGGACAGCGATGCAACTAATTTCTCGCCTATTCCTGTTGATAAGTTCTTTGTAGGTGATAAGAACCTTGGTGGTTATGAGGAACCAGATTCTAACTCTATTAGTTGGAGCTTCTTCCCTAATTGGTCAGACGACCTAGTTCTTATTAAGAGTGATACTCTTGATTATAACCCACTTACAGATTTGGTTAATGCAAAATCAGTTTAAGTATGGCACGCCAGATTAGAAAACCAGTAAAAAAGGTACGTCTTGAAGCAGGTGATTTCTCAGAGGAATTTGAGATTTCACACGCTGAGAGAATCCTTGATATGGGAGAAGTCGTAAACGGCGGCTGGCACGTACCTGAAGATAGTGAATACGAATACTCAGAAGAATATGGTCTTAGACTTAAATCAGATAAAGGACATTCTGCTGAAGCCTAAAAAGAAACAGCTTATAAATAAAGCTTATAGACTTCAGCAACGCATTAGGTTCCATACGGAAACTAATATATCCTTGTATGATTATAATAGGTCAGCCGAATTATTTTTAGATTGGGTATCACATCTTCTACCAAAAGATAAGTACAACATCTTCCTTCACCTGTTTAAGTACCCACTTCCAACTTCAGCAGTAATAGATGATGTTTACAGAGAGCTTGAACGAGTATTCTATAGCAGAAACTCGAGTTCAGCATATCAGTTTACATCATCTGAGCTGCTCGAAGATTGGCTTAGATATAAGAAGACAAATCTTCATGAGCCAGATATTTGGAAGACACAAGGATGGAAGCAGATGCAAGTATCTCCAAATAGCATTCTTGTAATTGATTTGCCAACAGAACAAACTGGATTTAGACCAGAACCATATTTCTATTGGCTTGATATTACAGATGTTATTGACTATGAGCTCGTAGAGCGTAGTTCTACTAATTTTGAATGGCTTATATTTAAACAGCCAGGCAATAAAATAGCGGTCTTTGATACACAGAGCATTAGAGTTTATCAGCTTGATGAGAAGATGCAGATTAAGTCTTTAGTTTCTGAAGCTGTTCATAACTTAGGTTTTTGTCCAGCTAGATTCTTTTGGACTACTGCTATTAATGAGAAATATCCGGACATCAAGAAGAATCCTATAACAAAGGAACTTTCAAGATTGGATTGGTATCTATTTTTCTCTATTTCTAAACAGCATTTAGACTTATATGCTCCATATCCAATATACTCAGCCTATGAGGCAGATTGTAATTTCGAAAACAACGAGACTGGCGAATACTGTGATGGCGGCTTTCTTCGTAATGCTGATGGTAATTACGAAATTAATGCTGATGGTACAGTTAAAAAATGTCCATGTTGTGGAGAAAAACGAATAGCTGGTCCTGGTTCATTCTTGGAAGTGCCAGTTCCGAATCAATCAGAAGGTATATCTGACATGAGAAATCCTGTTCAGATTACCACTATTGATAAGAATAGCCTTGAGTATAACGTCGAAGAAGTACGAAGACTTCACGACGAGATAGTAGTTTCCGTTGTAGGTGCTGGTGGTAATGCAGCTGTATCTGAAAAAGAAGCTATTAATGAAACGCAAGTTGCAGCTAATTTTGAAAGTAAAACGGCTGTACTTAATACTCTCAAGACCGACTTCGAGCAAGCCCAGAAGTTCGTAGAAGATACTATTTGTAAGCTCAGATATGGTGATGGTTTTATATCATCTGACATTAGTTGGGGAACAGAGTTCTATGTATTTACAGTTGAAGAGCTTTACGCTAAGTATAAATCTGCTAAAGACAGTGGAGCGACTGAAACAGAACTTGATGCTATAATGCAGCAGATTCTTGAAGTAGAATACCGTAATAACCCAACAGTTCTACAAAGAATGCTTATACTTAAGCAGCTTGAGCCATATCCTCATAAGACATTAAATGAAGTAATACAGCTTTATAATGCTGACCTTCTGAATGTCAATTTTGTAAAACTTAAGATTAATTTCTCAGAGTTTATAGCAAGATTTGAGCGTGAGAATATTGATATTGTAGAATTTGGTAAGGCATTACCAATACGCAAGAAGATTGAAATTATAAAAGATAAATTATTAGAATATGTCAAACAAAACGATGAACAAGGCGGAGCTCCAAGAGTCAATTCAGGACTTGAAGGACCGTCAGGAGGAACTTCAGCAGCTTCAGCTTAGTAATCCAGAGGCATTTACAGCTGAGGAAAAAGCTGAGTTTGATAGTAATGCTAAGGAGCTTAAAACTCTTCAGAATCGCCTGGCTATTGTAGAGGCAGCACTTGCACAGAATGTAAGCACTGTAACAACTCAGAATCAATCAGATGAAAATTCTCGATTTGTAAAGCTTATGATTGCCTTTGGTAATCGCTTCAGTCGCAGAACTGGTAAAGAGATTAATCCTCCTCAGCCTGTTTCACTTTCATTTGGAGAGTGGCAGCTGTTTAAAGAATCTTATCGTCGTCTCGGCTATGAGATTACTGAAGTTATTAATGACCCATTCGGTGATGCAGCAGCTCTTGTTGCAGTACCATAAAATTAAACCAAAGTTAGTATGATAACAATTGAAATGCTTAATCAAAATCCAGCTTTAAGTGCTCTTACAGACGCACAAAAAGCTGTAATTGCAGAGATTTCAAAAAATGATGAAGCTACTGTAATTGGAACTAAGATTGGAGCTCTTCATGGGCAGTATGATGCTGATATTCTGAATGTTTCAGGTATTGCTAAAGCTGAAGGTGAAAAGAGTTATGACTACCTTAAGCGAGTTCTTGGAGACTATAAAACAAAGCTTGATGGCACCAAAACTCTTCAAGCTCAGTTAGAAACACAGAAGAATAAAGTAACAGAACTTGAAACTAAATTAGCCGCTGGTGGTTCAGATGAAGCTCTTAAGCAGCAACTCAAAGATGCTCGTCACCAAGTTTCTCAGTTGCAAACTCAGCTCACTTCTAAGAATACTGAGTTGGAAACTGCTAAAAAGGACTTTGCTAATAAAGAAAAAGACCTTCAGGTTGGCTTTGCATTTACCAACGCAACAGCAGGTCTTAAGTTTAAAGCTGATGTTTCAGAATCGGTTAAGAAGATTCTTTTGGCCGCTGCCAAGGATGAGATTCTTGCTAAGGGAACACCAGACTTTATTGATGATGGCCAAGGCGGAAAGAAGCTTGTATTCCGTGATACTGCTGGTAATACAATCAATAATCCTAAAAATAACCTTAACCCGTATACGCTTGATGAGTTAGTTATGGAGACAAGTTTGAAGGATGTTATTGACACAGGTAAGCAGCAACCAGGTGGAGGTACAGGCCCGAATAAACCTAGTGGAGGAAGTTCATTTGCTGGAACACTTGATTTGTCAGGAGTTAAGACACAGCTTGAGGCTGACCGCCAGATTGAGAACTACTTGCTTTCTACAGGTCTTACAAGAGATAATATGGAATTTGGCAACAAGGTACTTGAAATCAGAAATGAGAACAACGTATCAGAACTTCCTATTCGATAAAAATTATAAGCTGAATGGCGTACAAGGGTAATGCGCTACCAGTACAAAATATTAACATTTTAAAATTTAGAGACTATGAGTTTAGTACTAACACGAATTCAGAACATTCGTTCAAACTCGAACTTGGACAAGTACGAGTATCGTCCTAGCCGATATGGTGCTCTTGACGCTTTTATTCAGCAGTCTAATGACCCTACCGGTATTCTTACTGAGGAACTCAAGCAGAAGGCGCGTACTTCTATTGGTAATATCCTCGAAACACCAGTAATTGATTATGATAAAGACATTACTATTGGTAATACCCGTACTCTTACAATTGCTGATAGCGAGAATACTTCAAAGATGGTTCAGATTAACTTCTCTACTTACTCATTTGGATTTACTATTGCTCCTGCGATGTATCTCAACAATGAGATTGGTATTCAGAAGGACTTTGAAACCAAGCTTATGAAGTATATTTATAAGCTCGCACAGAAGCTCGACCAAGATGCACTTGCAAAGCTTGCAGCTGCTAAGACGCAGGTTATCAAGAACCCACTTTTGTATGATAAGACTGGTAACGTCATTAATGCTAAGTGGACTGAGCGTGAGAATGTATTCGGTGACCTCGAGCCTATTATGGCGGCCAATGACTTCTTTGGTCAGCTCCACATTGTAGGCGATGCAGGTGTTGAGTCAATTATGCGTAAGCTCCAGCAACACGGTTTGTATAACGACGTTAACAAGCAGAATGAGTTTGGCAACAAGGTTATTCACTTGACAAACAACATGGCTCTTGAAGCAAAGAAGTATGCTCAAGGTTATGCTATCAATTCTGGTTCACTTGGCTTTATGACTCGCTTTGAACGTGATTGCTTGCTTGGTACTGTATCAGGTGATGGCCATGAGTGGGGTATTGCTACACTGCCACTGCTTAACATTCCATGTGGTACTTACTTCTACGATTCTGTAGGTGACTATTCTGCTATTGCAGGTGATGCAACTGCTGATATGACCCGCACTCGTAAAGAGCACTACGGATTTGCAGTCGATGTCGCATTCCTTACTCCTTATAATAGTGATGCTAAAACCTTGGCTAGTCCAATTATTGGCTTTAACATCTCTAGCGAAAATGCTCACTATGCTGTTCCAGTACAGCAGGTTGTAGCTCCTCCAACGGCTTAGTTTCTTAGTTGGGTGAATATTACATATATCAGAAGAAACTGATAATGGCTTTTAGTTGTTATTAGCTTTGGATGGGTCCAGCGGGAGGACAGACTGATAATAAAGGTCTCGTTCCTCCCGTTTTTACTTTAAATGTCAAATAAGCATGATTAGAATAACTGAGATACAAGATAAATTGCTCCACTTAGTCGGTTGGCAACAGAGCTATAATACTGCAGACATAGAATTGTCTGCAGAGTTAACCAAGTCAGATTCAGGCATGTATTTTCAACAGATTCATCCACTTCTTACATTGGATAACCTGCAAAGTATAGCACCTGATTTTAAAAATACTGTTTATCCAGCTCATTCTTCTAAGGTCACATATTTGAAAGGCAGTATAGTTCAAAATGAAGATTTGCTGTATAAATCAAAGCAGGATGTTCCAATAAATATTGATATATCAAATTCAGAATATTGGACAAGAACTAATCCGTTTTCAGAATGGCTTGAAGACAAAACTAAAGCAAGTATAGTAAAGTTAGTCAACAAATTTATAAATATGAAACTTGCTGATAAGGCCTCTAAGTCTTTGATAGAGAATAAATTTCTGTTTGACGGAACTGGTAGACTCACGAATACTATCACTAATCGTGGAAACTTTGTCGGCTTTGAAATTGATACAGTAAGGTCTAAAGGTGTAACTGTAAAGATTGAAAAAATAGGTCTTCAGTTTACAAGACCAGGTACTTATAAGATTTATGTAATGCACTCTAGTAACAATGTTCCTATTTACATAAATTCTTTTACAAAGATACGAAATAATTCCATAGAGTGGTTTACTCCTTCTGAAGACATCCTACTTCCTTATGAAAGCATACATAATGATGCAGGTGGAAGTTGGTATATAGGCTATTTGCAAAACGAATTGCCAGAGGGAAGTGAAGCTATAAACAGAGACAGAGATTGGTCTACAGGACCTTGCAAAGCTTGTTCCAGAAGTGAATTTTTAGCTTGGCAAGCTTGGTCTAGATATATAGAAGTTCACCCATTTAAAATAAGTGGTGAGCAAGTTATGACAAGTACTTTTAACGAGGACTTTAATAATGATTTCTATAAATCTCCGGTTAAAATGTGGGACCCCGAATTGATGGATTACACGTATGACTGTAACTATGGTATAAACCTTGAAGTTTCAGCATATTGTGATTTGACAGATTTTATTATTAATCAAAGGGCTCTGTTTCAGGATGTACTAGCTAAGCAAGTAGCTATAGATTTTCTACGTGAATTTGCCTACAATCCAAGCGTAAGAACTAACAGGCATTCTATAAATGCTTCTAAACTAGATATTCTCACTGAGCTTGATGGCGACAATCAGAGTTCACAAAGAACAGGTCTTTCGTATGAACTAGAAATAGCTCTTAAAGCTTTAAATGTGAGTACACAAGGATTAGACAGAGTTTGTCTTCCGTGTGTTAACAACGGTATAAAATACAGAACAATATAATTATGGCTCGAGCAAGGTCTTTTGGATTATCTATCGCAAACTTAGCGTATAGGCTAAGAGCTTTTGATGAAGTTCTTGGAAAAGAATTAGTGAAAACCGTATTAGCCCATGAAGAAGAAGTAATTACGATGATTACACAAGACCAGTTATATGACAAAGGAGTTAATGGAGACAATATTGAAATTATGTCCTATATGCCATACGCACCGAGTACAATAAAAAGAAAAATAAAAAAAGGACAACCAATAAATAGAGTCACGCTTAGAGACACTGGAAAATGGTATAATTCTTTAAAGCTTGTTTATGATGTGGACGGCTTCTATATTGTCAGCACAGACGAGAAGAATAAGTACCTTACAGATAGATATGGTCCTAAAATCTTAAAACTCACAAGAGAACATCTCAATGAACTAGTTCGTAGCTTTAGGCCAGAATTAGCAAAAAAGTTAAAAGAATATTTACAGCATGGCGATTGAGCGTACTATACATATACCAATGAAGCAAAATCCTGTATTGCTTGATAAAATAGTACAGGATATTCAGGTGACTTTGCAAAATAAACTCGCTTGGCTTAATTATGCCTTCGGCAAAGCTTATAAGCTTGTTGAGCATCAAGATAATGGGGGGAAATTTATTTACCCAGCTGCGTATATAGGGAATTCAGAATATATCTCACTGCTTCCAAATGATAATCTTGGAAATTTTTGCTGGTTCGATATTTATGATTCTCAACAAATTACTCAGGTTGTACAGTCTACTCCTCAATTTACATTTTCAGGTGCAATAGTATTTTGGTTTAACTTGAATACGATATTTGCAGATAGTGATGCAATGTATACAGAGGAGGTAAAAGACGAAATAATCAGAGTTCTTACTACTCCAGGACTTATAAAACAAACAGGCCGATTAACTATTAATAAAATTTACGAACGATTTGAGAATATATATAAAGGATATTCTATCGAGAAAATTTATAATAGCTATGTTTATTCTGGCCAAGACATTCAATCTATGGATAAGATGTTCTTCATGCATCCTTATTCTGGATTAAGATTTGAATTCACAATGACAACTAGAGAATTATGCCAACGTTATATCAAATAATTATGATAGCTCTTGCTTGCGCGTTTATAGAGCTGACAATCTCTAAGACAGGATGGAGATATATGCTTAGAGATTGGTTCGACATTAAAGGGTTAGATATTCTTACAAAAATGCTTGAGTGTGATTTTTGTTTGGGATTCTGGCTTAGTGTATTAATTTCAGTAGTTGCTGTACTAGTAGTGCATGACCCAGCTTATTTTCTAGTACCTGTATTTGCTGCTCCAATAACGAGATTTTTAATATGAAAACAATATCCTTAGCTAATAGAACTTTAAAGCTGTATGATTCTATAGATGAAATGCCAATTACAGTTTTCCAAAAATATAATAAATACATAATTATAGATTCTGGACTAGGCTCTGATATAGATTCAGTAGATGAGCACATAGTGCAAATTGCAAAACTTATAAATTCTGACGATAAGAAGAAAGCAATGCAGGAATTGCAGAACATGCGTCAAAACTTGCACATGGTTGTAAGCCAAATATCACCTAGGTATTTAGCATTTGCAACTCTTATTTACAGCATAGATGGAAAAAAGGTAGAAAGCCTATCTGATAGTAGTTTACAGGAATTATTATCAGAACTTAAAGATGCTAGCCATAATACTATCATAGATATTTTATATAGGCTGAAAAAAAAACTTTCGACAGAGCTAGAATCTTATTTTCCCGATAACTTTGATTCAGCAAAAGAGAAAGATGTATATGAGAAGATTAAGCAGAGAACAATCTTGCAGCTACGAGGCATTATAGAAGAAAAAGACTATGCAGATAAAATAGCTGATATAGAGTTGTCTCTGCTTAAATCTTATAAGCCGAGAATTTTTACTGGTAAAGATTCATTTGAGCTAAAATATGATAAGCAGTTTGAAAGTGCTTGCATGCTAATCGGCCAAAAAGCCAATTTGAATGCTAAAAGCATGACTGTTCTTCAGTTTTATACTACTTTATATAATATTCAAAAACAGCTTGAAGCAGAAGCAAAAGCTTATAAGAAATTAAAGCATTAATATTATGGCAGAAGATGTAATTAAGGAAAGTGACCTCGTACAATCCGACGGTTCCATAGATAAGATTACCCAATCTTTAGACTTACTTATTGACAGTTATTCAGAAATGGTGAATGCTATCAAGGCCAGTTCTAAAGAAATGGTTAGTGCTATAAATAATATGAGCACTTCTACTAAGTCAGGACGAGAAGCCCTTGATGAAACGGCAAGAGCTGCTCAGCGCCTAGAAAGAGCTGAAAAGGAGTATAATTTTGCCATGTCTGATACTGGTAAACTTGTAGCTGATTTAAAAGCTAAAACAGCTGCTCTTAATAGGTCTACAGCAGAACATGAAAAGTATCTTGACTCGGCTAAGGGCTCGTATGACAGGCTTCAAGGCAAATTGAAGAACCTTATAAATATGTATAAAGCTCTTTCTGCAGAACAGAGAGAAGCAGGAGCAGGTAATAGGCTTATTGAACAGATTAATAACACGAGAGCTAAAATAGCTGTACTCGATGACCAGCTAAGAGTTCACGTAGACCAAATGACTAAAGTACAGAAGGCAGAAGAGAAACTTGCATATTTGCAATCTGAAGAAGGTCAGCGCTATCTTGAGTTGAAAGCCAAAATTAGAGAAGTAATGTCTGCTCATACAGCTCAAAAAGCTCAAGTAGATGCTCTTAGTCAGGCCCAACAGAGATACAATCAAGCTATGGATGCTACTAACATTCAAGTTAAAGAGCTCGATTTGCAGACCAAGATTCTTAATCAAACTGCTAAATATCAGGCTCAGCTTAATCAATCTGCAGAAGGTTCTTATAACAGACTAGCTGCCCAGTATGCTCTGAATAAGATTAAACTTAACCAAATGTCTGCAGCAGAGCGTGAAGCAGCTGATAAGGGCAAAGTTCTTGAAAAAGAAACTGCTGCTATATATCAGCAGATGATTAAGCTTCAAGAAGCAACAGGTAATCACAGACTCAGCGTAGGCAATTATGCCAAATCATGGGATGGCTTAGGAGTATCTATCTCTCAGGTTGTACGAGAACTTCCAGCAGCGGCTGTATCTCTTAATACATTTTTCCTCGGCATTTCTAACAACGTACCTATTGTTATAGATGAAATTAAAAAAGTAAGAATGGAAAATGCCAAATTAAGAGCTGAAGGAAAGCCGACTGTATCGGTATCAAAGCAGATAGCTGCCGCATTATTCAGCTGGGAAACAGCACTTATAATATTACTTTATGCTTTATCGGCTCATGGAAAAGAAATTGTTCAATGGATTGGCAAAGCAATAAGAGGCAAAGCAGTGGCTGAATCTACGGCTGATGCTTTTCATAACATTGGCCAAGAACTTAAAAATACAAATGCTGATTTTGGAGAAAACGTTGCACAATTGCAGGTATTAGGTGACAAGTGGAAAGAATTCGGCAGTAATCTTAAGAAACAAAAACAGTTCATCACAGATAATAAAGAAGAGTTCCATAAATTAGGAGTATCTATAAATGACGTGAATGATGCTGAGAATGTGCTAGTTAAGAATACGACGGCAATGATACTAGCTTTACAATATAGAGCTAGAGCTGCAGCTGGCATGAAATTAGCCGCTGATAAATATAATGAAGCATTACAGAAACAAGCTGAACTCGATGAAGAACTTGCAAAAGGTCCAAGCTCTGGCGATGAGGCTATAACAAGTCTTGCTGTAAATTTTGGAGCTCGTGGAACAAGTCCTAGTGCAGTTACAAGAGGTACTCAGCGTGAAGAAGCAGCCGCTAAGGCTAGATTTAAAAGACGTATAAATATAATACAATCTGAAGTTGATGCTCTGAATAAAGAAGGTGACCAATATGTACAAGCATCTCAAGATAATCTAAAAAAGATGCGAAAAGCATTAAGAGATGCTGGCATAGAAGAGTATCATGCTAAGGGCAAAAAGGATAAAAAAACTCGTACTCCTAGAGAGCGTGACCTTACAGACACTATCTGGAAAAATGACCTTGCAATTCAAAAGAAATACGAAGCTAGTATAACGGCTCTACAGCGCGACGAATTTAAGAAACGCAAGCAAGAAGCAGTTGATTCGGCTGAGGCTACTATACGCGAAATGCAAGAAAAATTTCGTAAAAACGAAGTATTCTTAGCAGGCAAAAAGGGCAATAAGCCTCTCACGGATGAACAGAAGCAGCAAGTCCAAAAACAACAAGATGAGATTAAGGCTATTATTGAAAATACTCAAAGAAAGCTCAATCTTGATTTGCAAGACATAGAAGACGAAAGACAAATTGATGAAATAACTAAGCTTCGCCAAACTATGAAATTTAGATATGATACCGTATCTGATGAAATAGAAAAGGAAAAGAAACTTAGACTTCAGCAACTAGATGACAGAGAAGCAGCTTATACTACAAAAGCAGCTACTATTACTGAAGGTGGAGAGGCAGTTGTAACAGGCCAAGCTACTCCTGAACAAATAGCAGCATGGCATCAACAGAGAGTACAATTAGAGGCTAAATACGACCAGATTATTCTTAATCTGCGTAAAAGCCAGATTGAAGGTCAATTGATTTTAACTCAAAAAGGTACTCTTAGGGAAAAAGAACTATTACTTGAGCAAATAGAGGTTGCTAGGAAATTAGCTTTAGCACAAAATAGAGCTAAGCCGATAGAACAGCAAGAATCTGAATCAGACATTAATGCAAAGTTTAATCAACAATCAAAGCAAGTTAGCGGAAATTATGATTTAACTTTATTTACGCAGCAACAGCAGTTTGAAAAATCTAAGTTTGAACTCGCAAAGCATACGACTGATGAGATAACCAGTTATGATTTGGAGCAGAATATAGCTTTGATGAAGAAAAAGCTAGAACTGATGAAAACTGGAGCTATTAAAGCTTCTTCTACTGAAATCGATATTCTTGAAAATCAGATTAAAAAAGCTGAGCAAAAGTATAAAGAAGTCCAAGACAAGCTTGGAGTCATAGGCCGTATAGGTAAATATGGCGTGACTGGATTCTTACTTAGTTATATGGGCTTTGATGATGATGGCATAGCAGCGTGGAACAGTGCATGCGACCAGGTTATAGCTAATTTGCAAGAAATTGCTCAAGCTGAAGTCGATATAGCCCAAGCAGCTGTAGATGCAGCTGAAAAGCGCGTAGAAGCGGCTCAAACTGCTTATGATGCTGAGGTTGAAGGTCGCAACAATGGTTATGCTAACCAAGTTGCAACTAAAAAGAAAGAACTTCAACAAGAGAAGAAAAACATGCAAGAGAAACAGAAACTTCTTGAACAAGCTCAACGCCGTCAAGAAGCTATTAACACTGTTACTCAAGCATCATCTCTTATTACTGCTTCTGCTAATATATGGCAAGCTATGTCTGGCGTTCCTATTATTGGTCCTGCTCTTGCATTAGCTGCTATTGCTACAATGTGGACAAGCTTTGCAGTAGCAAAAGTTAAAGCTAAACAAGCTACAGCTGCAGCAAATCAAGAATATGGAGAAGGTGGTCTTGAGTTCCTCGAAGGAGGTTCTCACGCTTCTGGCAATGACATAGATTTGCATCAAAAGAATAGAGATGGAAAGAATATGCGTGCAGAAGGTGGTGAGGCTATGGCCATTATCAATAAGCGCAATACTCGTAAATACAAAAAAGTACTTCCTGATATTATAGACAGTCTCAACAAAGGCACCTTTGAAAATAAATTTTCAAAAGCTTTTGACAAGGCAGATAACTTACAAGCTCAAATGATTACAGTAGAAACACATACTGATTTATCTAGGCTTGAGCAGAGTGTAGATGCTATTAAGAGACAAAACCAAGAAAGAGTGTACGCCCTTGGAGATAATAAAACTCTTATAATAAAAGGGAACGTGAAAAGATATATAAATAATTAACCCAGGAACTCCATATTTTAAGTGCTGGGAGCTTTAAATATAATTAATTATAATTTATATAAATCGATATTTAAAAGCTCCTAGGACTTAAAATTATGAGTTCTTTCTAGAATTAGAAGCTTATGAATAAGAATAAATTCTATGTGCTAAAAGGAGAAATGCAAAAAGCCTCTAGTGGCACGTATAATACTGAAACTGGAGAGCAAGAAAGCTCTTCTACTGTAGGTCAATATTGTGTGCCAGTAACACTATCAAATGTAAAACCGAATAATAATATGCCCGTGCTAGCCATTCCGGCTCCAGATATAAACTTCATTTCATTTAGGCTATTCTACTATGATGGTCAGCTTAATTATCTTGGATTCACAGAGGTATATGTACAGGATTTAGCTCAAGGAGACTATTCTGATTTGCTAGGTCAAATGGATATGAATAAAGTCCAGCAGGTCAAATGCAGTTTTACCTTAGATATATCTGAAACAGAATTGTCTCAGATGACTCAAGCTGATATTGACGCAATGCTTACGCATGTATGGCTATACGCTGGATATGAAGTTAAGGAACCACGCTACTCAAAGCTTGAAAATAAATACAAAAAAGAAACAAACCAAGTATTTTTAAGAAGCAATTTGGAGGGAACAGTTAAACTTATTGGAAATGATTTTGATTTTATAAATAAACAAGACCTCGAGACCAAGTTCTTGTTTATGGTGCTTAGTGACAGTAATCTTGTAGTCATAAATACTTTTTTGAAGACTGACTGCAAACTTGATAATTTTAGGCACGTAATAGAACTGAAATTAACATCTATAGACAAGTACTCTAAAATCATAAATAAATATGATAACACTTATGACTTAATCAAACTAGCACCAGCTATAACTCCACTCACACTTACTAAGCGATTACTATATCAATTCTATATCCAAGGCGCAAGCTCGGTAACATGCTATGCAAATGGCACATATTGGGAACAGGACGTAAATGATGTGGTAGATGATGCTGATGAGCTTAAGAAGAAATATTACTTTGCAGAAAACTTGAGTAAACAAGAATTTTATATAGCAGAAGAAGTTGACTCAGACTTTACTGGTACTTATATTCATGAAGCCGGAACTCCTCCTTCTACTTGGATAAACCAGAATAAGTCTACTGTTAAAATGGTAGGTATATCTGACTTGTCGCATTGTGCCAGTGACGCCTATGGAAATAAGACATATAGGTGGTTTAATACAGGCAAAAAATTATCTGGACAAGAAGTGGGAGCCGTTAAAAATGAGTGGCTATTTGCTTTAAAGATATACAACTCGGGATTTGGTGATAGGCTTGCTATATATTCTACCGATGTATTTGTATTAAATGGCTGGAATATAAATTCAAATATAGCTTCAATGGGACAGGATGGACAATATACGTTTAAAAAAAGCGCAGACTCAACTGACACGTATGATTTAGATGTTATAAATTACACTGTCTGGGCCCGTATACTAGCCGACGTAGATTCAGCTGTAGAACCATCTACGCAGCAAACGAAAACTCTATACGATTTACCATCCGATGATTTTGTTTCATCTAGAATAAATTATAGAAAATGCATAGGCATGATAGGTCTGACCGTACAGCAATCTGGAGCTACAGTTAAATATCCAACTAAATATGGTAGAACTGATTACAATACATATTTTACTAGCAATATAGTATCAGCATTAACAAGAACTAGTCATAAACCAGTTCCAATAAGTAGAAGTACGTGGGCTAATACGAGTATTTGGGCCATTATTCCTGATAACTGGAGTGTATTCGAATCTCAGTTTAGAACTACTTTTATACTGAAAGATGCGTTCTCATTAGTGGATGTTATTAAAGCTGTATTACGAAAGATAGACCCCCTAATAAAGTTCGAAGCCACAGCCGAGTATAGTCAATTTCTATATCAAGGAGATACTGATACTCCTATAATACCATTTGATGGCTCTAGAATTGGGTATTATCCATACATTGCTCCTAAGTCAAATGTATTAAAAGGAAATTACGACCAGGCTGCACAAAAGGCAGAAATAACTTTTGAGCAAATTATGGATATGCTCAGAGATTGTTTTAGATGTTATTGGTACATAGATTCCGATAACAGATTGAGAATTGAGCACATTTCGTATTTTATGAATGGACTTTCTTATGGAACTACGACTTCGCAGTTAGATTTGACTACAAAGCTCGATAAGTTCAACAGAAAAGTCGTATTATACGCTCAAGAACAGGTATCGTATACTAAAGACGATTTAAACTCAAGATATGAATTTAGCTGGATGGATAATAGTACAGAAACATTCGATGATATTGACATAGATATTAATTCAGTGTATACACAGCAAGACAAGACAGAAGAAATAAATTCAGAAGTGTTTTCAACTGATATAGATTTAATGCTATACGCTCCAGACTTATTCTCCAACGATGGCTTTGCATTGATGATGGCAGATTCTAATGGAAAAGTACCTATATCTTCTATTTCTAGTTTAAGAGATGATGAATATGCTTACAATTACAGTGTTACACCACAAAACTATTTATGTTCATGGCTATATTTAGCAAGATATTACATGCTAGATATGCCTGCAAGAAAAATAATATATTCTAGAGCTCCATTATCCGATGCATATAGAGTAACTGGAATAAAACAGTTTATAAATCAAGACGTCGAATTCCAGACAATGCAAGATATAGATTTGAATAAGACTATTAAAACTAGTCTTGGAAACGGCATAATAGATTCAATGTCTAAAAATATAGATACAGGACTTATAAGTGCTACTTTGGTATTTAGTCCTCAGTAAAGTGTTAAATATTTATAATTTTTAATTAGAAACTTTAGAATTTAAAAATTTTTTATTATATTTGCAAATAAAAATATTACAATATGGCAAATCCAATAAGTTTATCTCCTTTGAGATTTTATGATGATATAAGTAAGCAAAACCGGTATCGCAGTTTTGCTTATGGCCATGTTGCGCCTCTTATAACAAATCCGAATGTAGTTACTCCGTTCTGTTTTTGTATAGGCTCTAAAATAAGTAGTACTTATAAGATAGATGAAATAACACTATATGACGCTAACACTAATAGGCCTCTTCCAATATCAGGTCTAACTGAGCGATTTAAAGATGCTGGTCTTGTGCTAGAAGAAATTAATGGCTATATAGTAGTATGGTTTAGAGGAATATTTCCTTTAAGTGGTATTATTAATTATGAAGGCCAATATTTTTTAGGAATACCTATTCAAGGTACTAATACGATTTATTATTCTGAGGTATTTTGCTTCACTAATAATGCAGATGATTGCATAAAAATTGAATACTGGAATCCAGAAGGAAATTTATATGTAGGCGGAAAATATCCGGTTTTCCCGAGTGATAAATCATTCCATTATATCTTATTGCTCAAATCAGAATTGGGTAAGCCTGAATATTCATTCGAAGAAGAGGTTACAAAGCGCTTAGGCTATTCATTTGTAGAAACCCAGGTTTCAAAGAAAACATATAAATTTAACACAGTTATTCCTGAATATCTTTGTGACGCTATGCGCATTATACGATTATGCAGTCAAAAACAAATAACTTGTAATGGCGAAACTTATGAAGCAATTACTTTTAATATGGAAGTAGACTGGCAAGAACAAGGAGACTTAGCATCAGTCAGCTGTGAATTTGATGTTGACAATATAATTGTTAATCTTGGAGGTTTTAGACAAGAACCTTCAGGAGGAGATTTTAATGATGATTTTAATGATGATTTTAATGATGAATAAGAATATGCTGCAGCAATTAGAGTTAATTACTTAAAGTTTAATCATTTAATTTTTATTAGTTATGGCAGATACAGTTGAAAAAATTTATTGTACCGAAAATGGAAACAATGATTTAGCAGCTATTTTAGCCGCTACTAAGAACAACGACCCAGCTACCATGATGGCAGCTATGGGAGGTGGTATGAATAATTGGATGAATAATCCTTTTGTATACCTAGTATGGATGATGTTCGCCAATCGTATGTGGGGAAATGACCAGAATGGTAATCCTGCTATTCAGGCTCAAATCGATTCTCTACGTAACCAGATGGCAGATAATCAGAATAGCAACTTGATTATGGATGCTGTTCATGGCAATGCTACTGCTATTGGCCAGTTAGCAAGCAACTTGAATTGTGATTTTAATGCTCTCAATAATGCCATTTGTGATGTTCGTGGAGGCGTAGACCGCCTTAGTGGGCAAGTAGGTTTCTCAGCAGAACGGGTTATCAATTCTGTGTCTCAGGGTAACTTGCAAATGATTCAAGCTCTCAAAGACTGCTGCTGCCAAACTCAGCTCGGACAGAAGGATATTATCAATACCTTACAGCAGAATTTTGCTTATACCAATACGGGTATCGAACGAGCTGCTTCCAATATCGGTTTTCAGTTGAGTCAAGGCATTTGTGACCTTAAGACTAATGATAATGCAGGTGTTCAACGCATCATTGATACGATGAACCAGCACTGGAACCAAGAGTTGCAATTGAAGTACAATGATTCTCGTAGAGAACTCAGCCAGCGTGACCAGACACAGGCTATTGTAGCTGGTATCACTGCAGCAGTATCACAAATTATTGCTGCCAATAAGACTACAACGACTTAACATACGTATTTAATTTGGGTAGTTAGGCCCATAGAGCCTAACTACCATTTTCGTCCCATCTAAAGAAAGAAGATATGCAATTTAGAGATATTAAACAAGGACAATCTGTCTATATACTTGATAAAGCTAACATGGAGCTCAATCAAGGAAAAGTCGTAAACAACACCTTTCATGTAGACAGCAATAATAATTTTGGCAGCAGCGTATTTACTCAGCAGAGTAATATCATGTGCCGAGATATTACAATAGAGATTGCAGGAAAAACAAGTATTTATGTTATTCCTGAACAGCTAGAGACGACAAAAGCTGGCGATATTGTGCTTTCAACAAATCAAGAAAGTCTTATCAAAGAACTTAATTCGATTTGTTCAGATGCGAAAGAGAAGTTAGCAAATAGGGACTATTATCAAATGATAGTAGATAAAACTCCCGATTTGCTTGTTACTCTTAATCCAGCTTTAAAGAAAGAACAAGAAACAGAAACTAGGCTTAAAGCTGTTGAAGGTTCTGTTAGTGAGATAAAAGATTTAGTCAAAACACTTGTGGATAAACTAAGCTAATTATGAAACAGCGTATAAAACTTATAGCGACTGTATTTAGGAGCGGAGAATCTCTTCCTATACAGAAAAAAGAATTCAATATTGATAGCGAATATGCAAGAGCTGCTAATGCCATCATGAATGCTCCCGGATATATAGAATATATCAAGAAGCACGGTTATCATTTTACTGAAAAGCTAGCTCGTCACGTCAGTTCAGGTATGCAAAATGTTTGTGGTACAGCACATGAATTTACGGCAGCTCATGTAACAAGTATTAAACGAAATCATAATGAGACCGACGGCGATTTAATATATACTGCCAACATGGCATTTGCAGATTTCTATCCTCAAGTCATTCCAACTACTGAAATGTGCATTAAATATGCCGAAGCAGTAGCACAAGACCCAGATGGCTATGACGGAATGGAATTTATGAGATGGACAAGCGATGCGATTGGCAAATCAGAAACTATTAATTGGGAGAAGTTCGTCTAATATGATAAATAAACTTTTTGAGTTTGAACAAATCAGGCTCATAATAATATCCGCTTTTAGCTCTCTGCTGGCGATACTCACACCTACAGAGGGCTTTGTTGTAGCTCTCATAATAGGCTTTGGCTTTAATCTGTTTTGTGGAATGCGTGCTGATGGAATATCCATAAGTAGGTGTAAAAACTTTTCTTGGAAAAAAGCCAGAGAATCCATGCTTGAATTGCTATTATTCTTCACGATTGTCTATGTCATATATAGCATAGTATATATGTGTGGAGATAAGGCCGAGGCTGTATATGCAGCAAAGATTTTAACTTATATTTTTGACTATGCCTATGTGTGCAACGGACTTAGAAATCTTATCATAGCATATCCGAAAAATATCACATTTAGAGTTATATACTCGTTGTTAAGATTTGAATTAATGAAAGCTTTGCCAGGTTACTGGAAGCCAATTATAGACAGATTAAACAGTGAATTTGATAAAAATGAAAATAAAACATTTGGAAATATGAACCGACAATGACAGATTTTAGTAAAGATTTTAATTTTGATTTCAAGCAGGAATCTATGGAAATAATAGAGATGAGAAAATATGTTGAGCAAGAGATACATAAACAAGGCTCTGCTTCAGCAAAAGTCTTAGCCCCATTATTTACAGCTATAATAGATAAATTATCATCGGCTGATACGGGAGATAATTCTATAGCTACAGTAGCTGTAACTATTGGAGAGCCTACTAAGACTGGAGATAACCTGGCTTCAAATAGCTATAAGGTTACAAACTTACAGGAAGATATTAACCAGATTATTGATGCTGCTAACAAAAATCACGATTTGACGCATGTAGCAGTTCTTGATAATAATTTGGTAATTATCTTTAATTTCTTAGAGTATAGTACAAATGAACTTACAGCTATAGCGACAATTCATGATGGCGAATACTACTTGCATTTGTCCAAGGAAACAAATGGTTCCTATATGAATTGGACTAGGACGTCTACTATGGTAGCTCCAGTTACAGAGGCTGAAATTGAAGTATATAAAAAACTTTTTGACGCCGATTATGATTATGAGAATAACAAGTTCAAGCTTCAAATAGGCACTTCAATTATCAGTCTTACTCCAGCTGATATGCTTTTGTCCGACCAAGAGTATGATAAAGTAGCTAATACTACTAATTATACAGCCATGTGGGCCAATTCAAAGGCAAAATATATCAAATGCCATGACTGGTTCCAAGGCTTTCAGTCAGATATTGACATGCATTCAGCATTCTACGGTTCAGACGCAGAAATTATTGATTTAAATGCTCCTAATGAAGAACACGAGCTTCACGTAAGTAACTGTACAAATATGTTTGCTGGTTGTATTCATTTGCAGCAGGTAGATGGTATTATTGTATTACCTGACTCTAGTTATTCAGTCTTAAATATTTTTGCAAGTTGCAATAAGCTTATTACATTTAAGCTCAAAAACCTTGCACAAGACTTAGACTTATCTCAGCGTAATCAAGTTTCTCCAGAGTCAATTTTGTACCTAGTTCAGAATGCAAAGAGTGATATGGCCTTTGTAGTGACTCTCGAGAAATCAGTGTTAGAGAAATATAATTCTTCTGCTGATTGGACAGAAGTTCGCTCAGTCATTGAAGCAAATGGTAAAATTGTAATAGTATAAATACTATGGCAAATAACGAGAATTTAAAAAATTATATAAAAGGCCTTATATATAATAATCAAAACAAGGCTATAACTGGAAATATATTACAAGAAGTATTAATTAATATAATACAAAGTGCAATAAATCAAGGTTATTTGTATTATGGAATAGCTACACCTTCTACAAATCCGGGTACGCTAGACCAGAATTTATTTTATGTAGCATTTGAAAGTGGTAATTATGTAAATTTTGGACTGGGTTATGTAAATCTAGAAGGTAAAATTGGAATTATTGTAGTTCGTAATAATGCCTGGGCTATAGATATAATAGATACTAGTACACCAAGTATATTTACGGCTATGCCTTTGATGTTGACTAATATTTTAAAAAAGACTAAAGCTGTAGAACCTACAACTGTAAAAACCAATTCTATTATTAGACATGGAGGCATTATTGACACTTTTTCGAATTATTCTGTACAATATTTTTCTAATTTGAAGAAAAATGAATCTTTTATCATAGACATCAAAAACCAAATGGCAGATTCATTTGTGATATTCATGATAAAAGATTTAGACAATAACATAGTCTTTACTCAGCTAGGACATCCCAATTTCACGCTTAACCAAGATGGAAGAAATGTAATAACTATGCCTTGCGATGGTTCTATTATTATGTCAGTTGAAGATGACTCCTCTTATGCTAATAAACTATACAAGGCCGTGGAAATTAAAGCTGAAGGCAATTACGCCCCATACGTCCCCTTCTATGAGATAGCTGATGCGGTTGTCGATGAGGAATCTCAGCTAGAGCCGTCTGCTGTCAAGAAGGACTACATCATCAGGGCTGACGGCATGATTGAGAACTTTGGGAACGGTTTCAGCGTTGAGGAGTATGACGTGGAGAAGGGAAAGGTGTACATAATCGAGATAAACACGGAAATCAGCAACACCAACTATGCGGAGTTTGCCCTGTACGATGAGAACGATGAGCCGTACTTCATATACACATACGAGGGGAAGACGACCAAGAACGCAATACTCGCCAAGACGGACGGAAAGCTGAGAAACAGCATCTATAAAACGATAATCAACAAGGTGTACGGAAAGTACTCAACAAGCGAGAGCAAGAAAAAATACCTTTATTCTGACGTGTTGTGGATAGGCACTTCTATACCAGAGGGCTGCAAATATCCACAGGATGCAGCCAACGAGTTAAATTTTACGGTATATAACAAGGCAATAGGTGCATCAGGAATTGTCTTGAACAAGGGCATCTTGAATAACAGCCGAGACTGTAGAGACTTGTCTGAAACCACAGCGGAAAAAGAAACGAGATACAGGACTTCCGTAGGAACGTCTGACTATATAACCGACTACCTCATAAAGAATACCTCGTATGATACTGTGCTAATACCATATATAGACGGCACGAAGGCATCATGCAAGTTGGTTATGTTCGACCATGGATATAACGACCGAGAACAGATAAGCAAGGAGGTCGCTAAGGGCAAGGATAATATAGACTGGAGCAGCGAGGATAGAACAACATACACAGGGGCATTCCGCTACCTACTAAAAAGGATTTATGCTATTGACCCTGCGATATTGGTTGTGATAGTCGGCTATTTTTCAGCACATCATATTTTGGATTGTGACCTCAAGGACACTTGCACAATGCAGAAATGGATAGCTGAGCATTACCATTTGCCAATAATAGACACGTGGAATCTTTTGAGCATATCCGATGAGAATATATTGGGGACTAGCACAAGCCAGTTCATCCAGTTTTGCCCTGACGGCACGCATCCTTTTACAGATACGACAGGAAGAAGTGACAAGTTGTATTCTGGTGCGATAATCAAGGCAATGCGTGATTACCCTGGAAAGAATGCAGATGATGTAACAGTATAAACCTAGGAGACTGTGACAGTAAAGAGCTCAAGAAACTAAACTGAAAGAAGATGAGAAAGATTAATTATATTATTATTCACTGCTCAGCCACAAAGGCTGGGCGGGATTTTCATGCGTCTGATATAGACAGATGGCATAAAGAAAGAGGTTGGGATGGCATAGGCTATCACCAAGTAGTAGATTTAGATGGAACAGTAGAGCCTGGCCGTCCAGAGTCAAAAGCTGGTGCCCATTGTAAAGGCCATAATGCTGATTCTATTGGCATTTGTTACATAGGTGGCCTCGATAAGAATGGAAATCCAGCTGACACAAGAACTGAACTTCAAAAAGCAGCTCTTGCTGGTCTAGTAGCTGGCTACAAATCTAGATTTCCGAATGCAAAAGTTGTAGGGCACCGTGACATGCCAAATGTGCATAAAGCTTGTCCATGTTTTAATGCAAAGGAAGAATATGCAAATATTTAAGCTCAACAGACGAGACAAAATAGGATTGCTAGGATATTGTGTTCTAGCAATCCTTATTTCATGGTTTGCTCTGCCTATCATGATAGGCAGAGAGGTGTATCAGTGGAAGCATTATTGTCTTTCTAGATTTGAATGGGAAGATGTAATAAGATATGGGTTTATTATAATAATAGTTTCTTTAATTAGAACTTTTGTATTTTGACCCCCAGATATTCCCTATTTTTCACAGAGGCTATCCACTATATAAAGTTTATAAATTATATTCCTTATATATTTGGATAGTCTCTGCTTCATTTATTTAATTTTAGCTAAATATGAAACAACAAAATTTCTATAAGCTATTTTGTGGATTTTTAATCCTGGTTTTATTGTACACCTTTTGTCAGATTCTAAAGCTTGGAAAAATGACTAAAGACCGAGAATTAGCATACCAGAATAGTATATCAGTGAGTATGGATTCACTGCGTACTTATAGAGTGCGAGACAGCCTAAATGCGATTCAGATTTCAGATATACAACTGTCTCTCAAGCAATATAAACAGCTAAGAGCTGAAGATGCTAAAATTATAAAACAGCTTAAATCAGATAAGCTTAATTCTATCATAAAACCTACTACAGAAATCAAGTATGAAGTTAAGACACAAATCAGAGATTCCATCGTATATAAAGATACCGTAAAGGCTATTAATTATAAAGACATGTGGAATTCTGTATCAGGCTATTTTACGAAAGATTCTGCTAAGCTTAATATCTTATCTAAAAATGAACTTATCATCACTCAGTCCATAGAACGTAAACGATTTTTATTCTTTAAGTTAAATCCAAAATGGTTTGGCTATCGCAAACAGCAACTCAATATAGTTTCCAAAAATCCAAACTGCCAAATAGCTTCTGTAGAATATATTAATGTAAAGTAAAAAAATTTTATAAGAGTACCATCGGGGGCACCATAAGGTAATGGCGTCCGGGCACTCCTAAATAATTGATTTTCAATAACTTATATATATAGTTACCCAAGTTACCCATTATTCTATATAGACCAAATGAATAAA